TCTCCGGTGTTGGTTGCCGCTGACTGGTCTCCGGTGTTGGTTGCCGCTGACTGGTCTCCGGTGTTGGTTGCCGCTGACTGGTCTCCGGTGTTGATTGCCGCTGACCGGTCTCCGGTGTTGATTGCCGCTGACCGGTTTCCGGTGTTGGTTGCCGCTGACCGGTTTCCGGTGTTGATTGCCGCTGACTGGTCTCCGGTGTTGGTTGCCGCTGACCGGTTTCCGGTGTTGGACTTTTTATCATCGTCCCAGTTAACCTGATCTTTGATGTACTCCAGACCAGCTTTAATAATTCCGGCAATTCCAATTTCTGCTTTAATCGAAATCTTCTTTCCTACTCTCTTGCTGTCGTTAGATTTCTGATCGTTTGCATCCAGCTCGACTTCGCAATATCTGGAATCAGCCGGTGCATAATATCCAAATACATCCAACGGATTCTCGCAAGCATGAAATCCCGTATCACAAATCTCGGCTCTTTCTTCTTCATACTTCTTGCCGATTTCATACTGAAAATCACGGCATTTTAAGTCTTTGTCAAATCCCTTATAGCATTTCATTTTTCCTTGTCCTCCAAATTCAGTCCGAGTATAGCTGCACAAACTTCTTTCTTTAAATACGTATTTGCTTCGGTTGTGTTCAGGTACGCTTCAAATGCCTTTAATCTGCCTACCAGCTCTGCATACTCTTCGGCTACGGTCTCTGCTCTGAAATCCATCTTATTTTCTTTCTCCATCGCAATCCCCCTCACAATACGGGCATTTGTTGTCCATCAAAATTTTGTTTAAATGGTCAGTTACTTTCTTCACATTTTCTTCCTGCTGATAACCGCCCTCTGCAATACTGTACATATCAAACTCTCTTAATGATTCTTTCTTATATATGTTGATGTGCAAGCTGCATCCGATCTTGTAGTTTGCAAAATGAAATGCTACTGTTCTGCCGGTTTCTTTCTGAACGCGTCTGCATAACTGGTACAGTTCGTCTACGGTTTTATCAAATTCATTTATCTTCATCGAAAAGCCCTCCAAGCAAATCATCAAATAATGTTTTTACAACTTCTTTGATTTTTTCTTTTTGAATAGTTTTAAATTCTTCTTCGTTCATCAGTCCGATTTTGACCGCTTCGTTAATCTCCTGCTTCACAGATTCCTCTGTTTCTTTGCCATTTTCCATAATGGTTTCCTTGATTCCTCGAACGATAACAGCTAAGTCAGCTATTAATTCTGCTTTGCTGCCTTTAAGTGTGATTTCTCACATTTTTGTCTCAATCATCTCTCTTTTCCGTTACTGAAAACTTATAAAAAGTTATAAACTTCTATGTTTCATTCCTACTTCAACGAGTATGCTTTTGATGATATAAATATCAATCTACTCACAAGTTCTTGTACTCTCCATAGGCGTAAATTCCGGACTAACGTATCCGTACATATTTGCATTAACGTTTCAGTGTCAGCTTGCAAATTTTTCTCCATAAGTCTTGAGATTTATAGATGTCTGGAAATATATTCCACTCTAATATCTTATAAAACTCAACATACGCTTATATGATTTTATAATTTATATTTAACTGTTAATTTCCTCCGATTTTTTTAATTTCATCCGGGTAAATAACCACGAATGATAAGATAAACATTACGATTGCTACTGCAACCGGCTGTGATGCACTGTCAAATCTCCAGAACGGCAGGTACGGTGACATACCGCCGATCAGAGCTGACAGGATTAATGCTTTTGTCATTTTTATGTCCCTCCAATTTTTTATGTGGTATACTCTCATTATGAAAGGAGGTGTTTTTATGGATAAGTTGCAAATCGCTCATGATCTGGCTATTTTGAAATTAAGTCGTGAATTGGAACATGCTTATTTTGACGACGCTCATATTTGCCAAAAGTATTTCCAAATTCGCAAAGAGTTTTCTGAGCTTCTGGAAACTCACGATGAACATTTTTTCTTAAATTTAGGGAAAAAATAAAACGTTCATCCAATACCTTAAACGCCTAACCGGCGCGCATTAGTCAAAACATCAAGGGCGTAGGCAAGATAGGGTTCGTCTATGCCCTTTTTAATGTTTTCTTCTACTTGTTCTCCAAGTCTGAACGCCAGACTTGCGATTATATCTTCCAGATACACTTCTTCTCCGTTTTCTTTCCTGAGGAAATACTTTGCGTTTCCGAGTTCGTTATCTCCGCGCATCAGCTTTCCTGATTCGAGATTTCTAATAACTTTTAATTCTGTCACATTCTCACCTCCTACTTAATCTGCTTTAGCAAAGAAAACACCAATTGGGTCTTCGATATGAAATTCATCAATCATTGTCTGAATCTCATTACTGTTGAAAATTCCTTTCTACATCTTTCCATAAAATGTTTTTGGCGTAATTCCAAGCATTTTGGCAACGTCCGTCTGAGATTTTCTATTCTTCGCAAATATTCCTCGAAGTTCATCAGTTTTTATCATTTTGTCATCTCCTGTTCAATCACCATCTGCCTTTTCGGTTCCCTGCCCCAGAAACTTATTCACGAAATACAACTGTCCTTTTCCACTAACTTTTGTCGTGCGTGTGATTCTGACAGAGCCATCTGGATTCTGAACATTGGATTCTTTAATTTCAAATAATCCCTGCTCAACGTATTTCTGCTTCGGCATATTTCGTGAGCTTCCAGAAATCATCAGGTAACCATTGTCTCTCATCCACTGGAATAATCGTTTCTGTCCTATCTGGTATCCGTTCTGGCAGATAAGTTTTGCTAAGTCTCCGATAAGAATTGATGTGTGACTTGCAGATACCGCATCTGCGAAGATTGTCTTCGGTCTGTCAGCTTCGATTTTCTCCACAAGAGACTTATTTGTATCTTTCAACTTCGCAATGGTCTGGTCTGCCATCTTCAATGCTCTGGCAAAAACCTGTTCTGGTGTGTTCCATGCTTTTTCGAGGTCTATGAAATACTGTCGGTATTGTCTGCCTTTTTCTGACCGCTGAATCATGCAAATCTGTTTTGCCATGTCTATAGAAACTTGATAATCAGAAATTTCTCTTTCTGCTCCGTTATTTACAAGTGTGGAACTTTTCACGCTTGTAAAATCGCTTCCCTCAGTGAAACCATATGCAGACATTCTTTCAAACCATCTCGAAAATCTGTCTGTAATTTCAAGCCCTGCATACAGCTCTCTGGCTGATACAGTAGGTTGTTCACTACTGTAATTAATAGGTATTAACTGTTCCGTAATATCGTCTCCTCTCTAATTGCTATCTCTAATTGTTACTTCTTCTTTCTGAGTATCACTCTCAACAGTATCAGCAACGCCATTCATGTATCCCAAAATGTAGTGTTGCTTATCTACCGGAAGCTTATTGATTCGTGTTGTTACATCTCTGATAAGCTGTCTCTTTTCTTCTGACATTTGTTCACCTCCATCTCTCTTACGTTATGAACGTATAATATCACATCTATAACGCATTGTCAACGTGTTTTTAAATATTTTTACGTTGACAACGTATTTTAAAAATGTTATACTGTTACCATAAAATAAAGAAAGGAGGTGGGTAAATGGGCGAGCGGTTGAAAGAGCTGCGAAAATACTTAGGACTTTCAAGAGAAGACTTTGCAAAAAAACTTGGTTTAAAAAGCCGTGGTAAAATTGAAAATATAGAACTTGGAAGAACAGTTCCAGATGACGATTTCCTAAAATTGATCTGTACTACTTATAAGGTTTCTTATGACTGGCTTGTGAGCGGCGACGGTAACATGTTTATGGACGACGATGGCGATGCGCAGGCTATCGTAGATTCGGTAATGACCGGGGATAATGAATTTGCAAAAAAAATCCTTGTTAAATTCGCAAAGCTTAGTGAAGAGCATTGGAAACAGCTTGAAGAAATTTTGACCGAATTAGAAAGCAACTAATAAAAAAGGACTGGGATAAAAATCCCAGTCTTTTTTTGCGTTTTAACTATACTATCAGTCCTTTGTGTATTATAATATATAAAAAATCACCAAGGAGGACTTAAATGAGAAAAAGAAAAACTATCGACAAAATTACCAAAAAAATAAAATGCCCGGCAATCACTTGTCGGAGCGCCAATGTGCAGATAATTAGCAGGGGTTTCTTTTCTACTAAATATCAATGCAAAAAATGCGGGCGCGTTTTTAAAGGATAGTCCAAAAGCCAAATATATATTGGTGGGGTAACATCTTTACGGAGTATAAGAAAACTAAAGTAGAGGATTCGGAATTTGGAGAAGAAATGGGAACTGCCATTGCGGACAAAATCAATGAAATGATAGGATCAAAATATGATAGTTCTAAGTTCGAATATTATTTTTCGGTTTCTCCAGATGATTTAAAAACAGAATAACAAATTTGCCCCTGTAAACGCAGGGGCTTTTATTTTTACTTTTCTTTTAAATACAAATATTCTAACAGTTTATATACCCGTTTTAATGTTTCTTCTGTTTTAACCTTTTCTAATAAAGCCATTATTTTCTCTTTATAATCCATAAATATCCCTCCCTGTCACAACTACCACCTACACCATAGTATATGTACGGCTTGTGGGAAATAGAACCGAACATAAGTTCTTTTTCATCATTATACCATCAATATTTCCCCGTGGCAACTGCCAAATATACACATGGACTTTTGTTATTTCGTAGGCGAACTTCGCAATTCCAAAGAAAATTATGCTTTCACGAATATAACATCTGGCATTGCAAATTTCCTTGGTCTCGCTCAACCCCTGCATCTGAACGGAATAAATTTGTTCCGCAGCTTCCTTTGTGATCTGCGCATCTCTGCGGTGGCGTTCTGCTATATCGTGCGACGGTATATGCACCGCGCAGAATATTTCACAAAATATCAGGATGAGTACGACTATCCTGTATCTGTTCTTCTCCATTATTACCAACTCTTTCTAAAAATATATCACGCATTATAGCACAAACTTGTGTGGTTTTTTCAAAAAGCACAAAATTATGGCTCTTTCTGCAAGAATATTCTGCTTTTTTTGATATTTTACTATGCACAGTTTGTATGAGGTGGTATAATATTGTAAAATTTTAACAAGGGAGGGGATTGTATGAGCAAAGGCGAAAAGAAGAAAGATTCAACCCTGAGTGTCATTTCCTGTATTCTGGCAGGTGTGGCATTCATTCTTCCGTTGCCAATTATCCTGTCGTTTCCACTGGCTCTGGCAGGAGCAATTGTAGGATTAGTAGATATTGGCACAAAGAAAGAGGAATATAGACATATTGGCTCATGGTTCGGAATTATTGTCGGAATCATTGAAGTAGTTTTTATTGCAGTGCAGTATATGAGATTTCTTTAGCAGAAAAGAGGGTTTTATGAAAAAGAGAGTTTGCGGAATTATAACGATGTGTGCTTTTTTATGCATTTCGCCTGTCAATGCCAATGCTACTTCCTTTGACAACATTAATGAAATGCTTAATAAGATCAATGGCGAAGATGGATTTGTCGAAGCATCTGAATGTGTGATTGACAAAAACACTAAATCCTTGCATCTAAGCGTCGTTATAAGTGAGAACGTGCCAGATGATGAAGTTGGCACATTTGCTTCAAAGGTTTCCGGTGTGTTGTCGGAAGCATCTCAGCAGGATTGGTATGATTATGATTATGTTACTGATGATTTCTATAAGAGTGGTTATGATGGAGTAGTTCTAACAAACGTTTGGAATTTCAAAAATGATACTCTGGCTTGCTCAATTTGGGATGATTCACTGTCAATTACGCGCCTTTCAGACGGAACTAAATTAAAAGAAGCTGTTTTAAAAGATGTAGAAAGTGAAAATTCTGATTCTCAGGAAAACGAATCTCTTGATGATACCGGCAGACTAAATCCAGGTGTTTATATTATTGGCGAAGATATTCCTGCCGGAAAGTACACCTTTTCAATAACCGACGGAGCAGGAATTATCAGCGTATATGACAGCTACGATGATTATAAGAATGATGATTACGAACATTCAGAAGAATACCATGTCGCTTCAAAAAAATATAAAGAAAGTCTTGGTTCTGACTTAGAAAGCATTAATTCTTTGTATTCCAGTGAAATTGGGAATCTACCGTTAGAGAATGGAATGTGCGTAAAAATAGATACTGTTTCAGTTTTATATTTAGCGAAATAAACAAGAGGGGCAACCGCCCCTCTTTCTTTTGCCTGTCGTTCTCGCAGGCAGTCTCTCTATCCACACATCCTCCCGGACACAGAAACCATATTTTTCGAATTATGTCAAACTTTAATGCTTTACACTAACAATTTCAAGTGCTACACTTTGTTTGTGGGGCAATAATACCACAAACAAAAAGAAAAATGTGTGTACTGTCAAAATCATGGCGTATTTTGACAAATTGAGACTACGAAAGGAGGGTGCGCATATGAGAATAGCCATATGTGACGATAACCAGCTTGAAGTTGACTTGTTTAAAGAGCGCGTATCGGGATTCTTACGGCGCAAAGGAGATTATCGCTATGAAATCAGCGAGTATTCAGCAGGTTATCCACTTGTTGAAGATGTGAAAGAGGGTAAATGGTATGATGTAATTGTACTGGATATGATTCTGGAAAATGAGAACGGTTTGGAGATTGCGAACCGTCTCCGGGATATTGGATATGATGGAAAGATTATATTCTGGACAGCCGACGATTCTCATCTACAAGAAGCATTTGACGTCGGTGCTATGCAGTATGCGGTCAAGGGCAAGGAATACGGCAGAATATACCGGGCTATTGACGAGATTCTGTCGCAGATGAAGGACGAGACATTTACATTTAAGTTCCGTAGGCAGATAAACCGGCTCAAATACGATGAAATTGAGTACGTCGAGAGTCAGGCAAGAGTTTGCCATATTTTTGCTACAAATAACCGATGTTTCGTGACCACTTGCAAGCTGAACGATCTGGAAGAAAAGCTGTCTGATAAGCGATTCTTGCGCTGCCACCAGAGTTATCTGGTGAACATGGATCACATTCAGTCGACAGGCGATAATTTCGTCATGGATTCTGGGGACATTGTCCAGATAAGGCAGAATGGAGCAAAGGAAATTAAAGAAAAGTACGAAGAATACATAAGCTGACAGCGAAGAATGACCGCCAACCCGGGAAGGAGTAATTGGCGGTCATTTTCATTTTCAACACTTAATAAATAAAAGGGTTGCAATACGAACTACTATATCGAACACGTTTTATTATAGCATTATAAAAGTCATATTACAACTGTCATTTAGAAATATCTGTAATTCTGGTGAATGTTCCTTTTGGAATAAATTCAAAAACGAACCCACCATCGTTCGGATAAGGGATGCGGATGAAGTACCATTTGAGTCCCGAGCTGTCGGTTTCTGTGTACTTCATCACCTCTACAACTGCACCTTTTTTCAGTTTTGGAAACAGTTTAGATGGGCTGTTTTTGTTTGATTTTGTATAACATTTTGTGCCTTTTTTAATCTGCGCAATGTAGGCTCTAGTGTTCTGTTTTTTGACTGTATCTGAGTCTGAAACTGACGTTGTATTTTTAACTAAACTGTAATTTGGAGTGCAGAATTTTGTTCCGGGAAGGTTGCTGTTGTAGTAACTTTTCTGGCATACACCACCACCATTTGCGATAATTGTAGAGCCACCAGAAGTATTTCCTTCGACTGTCCAGAACCGATCTACTGACACTTTTATTACGATTCCAGTATGCGTAAATTCTCCGTTTCTGTAGAAAATAACAATGTCTCCGACTTTTGGATTGCCGTTCAGAGTAAACAAATCCGCCATTGTCGGGCAATAAACGTATGGCCAGTGTTTCAAAAGTTTCTTCGCTGTGTCTAAGCCGAATGCTTTCATCATGCACCACGAAACAAATGCAGCGCACCATGGCTGTCCTTGATAATCCGGCTTAATATCACGCCAATATTTCGTATAATTATTTTCTCCGGCATTTGCTGTCTTACTATCAAGCTGACTATTGCTTGCCTTTTCAAGATACCCAACTTCATTCTTTGCGATCTGGATTAATTTATCAATTGCGTTCATACCTGTCTCCTCACTTTCTGGAAAATATGTTTTTAGTGCGTCATAAACAAAATTCTGTCTGTCCTTATATGTTCCTACCTGATTCCCTGTGTCCGTCTGGCAGGCTGCATAGAGATTATCGAGCGTATATGGCTTCTGGGTCTTTGCCAACATCCGTGTTACCGCCCCCTGCCCGCCTTGATGCCTAAAGTTCACGCACATGGCTTGCACTCTAGCGTCCGTAACGCCCTGTTTAATGGCTTCGTCTGCATAGGTGGCTAATTGTTCATCCATAAGGCTATCTTGGCATTTAACTCCCAAATCGGACGAAATAAGGGCAACTATAGTGTCGGCAAGCTGTGATATTCTGGAAATATTGAAGCATTCCCAATTAGCGGTCTGAACTTGTTCCAAAAGTCTGACTTTGTCTATCTTCTCCCACTGTTCCGGGTCGGCATCGTAAATTCGTTCCAGAAGTGTTTTGGCTTCGGTTCCGTACCACGCTCCTGCCCCAATCGTAATTGCGTGTTCATCTGAATTATTCTCATAAGCTTCCGTGAAGTCCGAATAATCCTGCTGTCCGTAAACCTGTCCGCCGGTTTCCGCCGCATAAATAATCTTCCTGAGAACTGCTTTCTGTTCGTTTGTCATATCGTGTTGCTCCTTTCTACTAAATATGCTTTGTAAGCTCCGTATTTACACCTAAAATCAATTTTTATATATCATTCGAGGATTTATTCGAGGATTTTATCGAATCACACATAAAATCGCTATATGAGTCAAATACGGAGTTGCTGATAAAAATGGTTCGCTTTGGGCTAAAACGAATTGAGAATGTCAGGGTCAAATAACGCTTATTTGACGATTAATATATATCTTGTATATATATATTAATTATATTCTTATTCTATTTCTTATTCTTATTCTATTGCGTTACATTGCGTTACTGGTAACGTTATTGTAACGTTACATTGAGATATTATGTAAACAAAAATTGCTCGTTGACAGAATATTTATTTTTGTATTTTATTATTTTCTCAGATGATTGATTTATTCTAAAAACAAGTAAAATTTACATTTACAAATTATTCATTTTTTATTTTCAATATAGTTACATTTTAGTACAGTCGGGACTGAGATTTTGAGGTTATTTTGGCAAATAAGGGCTTATTTGAGCTTTTCGGGAAAATGCGCTCTTATTTGCAATTTTAGGCTTCTTATTTGCAAAAATTAACATTAAAATAAGCAAAAAGAGCCGATGGAAGTGAGATTTTACAATGATTATGACATCACGTATTCGATTAATTTCTGTGGCGTACTAAATGTTCCCATGCCCTCTACATATATATCTTTTGTGTAGTTTCCTGAACTTCCCGAAATGTTTGGGAAGTCTTCATTGAAAGAAACAGCAGATAATCCGTCATAGCTGTAAGGGCCACTTCCAAAGCCACTAAGGAAACTATAATATCCATCGTATTTATCTTTTCCTACACCCAAATATGCATATTGCTTTTTCTCATAAGTTACATTTCCATCCTTATCCCACTGTTGCCATGTTTTTTTAACAAATTTTCCAATGCTAGGTGCGTATTTGCTAGAAAATGATGCTTCGAAAAGTAGGTATGCATATACAAAATATGAATGCCACGGTGGCATTGAACCCGATACATTGACCAGAGAAGCACCCGCATTTCCTAATTCTGTTATTGAATACTCACCGTTTTCCGATACACTCATAAGTGCTTCACTATATTCACAAACATAAGAATTTCCGTCAGAATCACGTCCTGTAAATCGCGTAAAAATTCGAAGTAATTCTTTCAGAGAGTCATCACTTTTCTTCCATAGTAGAGTATCTCCACCATAAATCTCGTCTGTATTTACACCATTGATGGGAAAATTTTCAATCTCCTGTCTGTTCAAAAATGCCTTATATATCATCCAATCAGCCCTCCTTAAATGTGAAATACAATGTATCTGTCCGGTCGGTTCCTGCGGCTACCAGAGCGTCGTAATCAGCTTTCTTGATTCGCTTTATGCACCTTAATTGTGCCTTTTTTAATTGCCCGGAAGTACTACCAGAATCGCCAGAACCGTCCGTAAAATTATCAATCATTGCCGGTGAAAATTCAGAATCCGAACCGTCCGTAAATTCTGCATAACTGATTGTCGGCATTTCAGATCGTGTAAGGTTAACCGTTCCAGATATTTCAGGAGTGTATTTTCCTAACTGCTGGCTATTGCTGTTGAACGGTGCATTATTGGCAGAATAGGTGTCAATCATGTCTGTAGCGCCGATTTTGAGTGTTCTGCTCATGATGTATGAATGAACGTACCATTGCAGTTCTGTAGGCTCTTGATCGTCGTGCTGAATCTGCTTCTTATAGTAGAGTTCGACTGCCTGTCCAACCATGTTCAGTGGGTTTCCCTGAACCTCGGCGGTATATCCCTGCGCACGATAATATTTCCGCAAATCTTGATTTACGAATACACCATAGCAAATCTTCATAATTGGTTCAGCCCTTGAAATACCGCCATATTCGTCAGCGTTCCAAACGTAATTTAGCCAGTCTTCATTTCCTACAAAGAAACTGTTTCTGTTGTAATAAACGTTGTTATCATACGCTTCTTGCGCTGTATAGTCACCCTGCGTAAAACCAAAGGCTCTATTCGGGTCAGGGTCACAAAATATAATATTCGGGAACCAGATTCTACCCTCTTTTGCGGTAAAACTTTTAAATGTATCAAGGTGTACTTCTTCGTTATTGTAGTATTTATAAATGTTCTGATTACCGGTGGTTTGTCCGTATCTGTAACTGTTCTGGCGAAGTTTCAGATACTCAAACTTGCCGTCCCTGTTCATCCATCCAAAGCGATCATTCTGCAAGCACAAATCTTTTAGAATATTTACTACGTTCATTTCATTTGAGTTATTTGTATCAGGGACATAGGTGTCGTCCCAATGTAACTTTGTACTGACCTGTTCAAGCCCCAAAAACTCAAATAATTTATCTCTGAATTGCTTTTGAGTCAGCTTTTTCTTCTTATCAGTCGTCTGGTTTTTATACCACCTTGCAATGTCAGTATTTCGTAATTTATACAGATAATCGTATGCGATAAAATTACGTGTCAGGGAGTTTGCTTTTCGCTCCGCACTGTCGATTTCACCTGTGAAAATTTTGATTTTTGTTCCTTTTCTTTCGATGTAAACTTCGATTTTTCCGGACGGATAAAATTCTTCCGAAGTGCCATTGAACTGATCATGGTGAGCCTGAAACGTTATCTGATTGCAGACGCAACCGCCGAAAATAAAATAGCTTTCAGAACAAATAGACTCCTGCAAAGTGAGCGTATTCTGGTCGATATTTTCATTTGTAAGGTCAGCAAATTCGCCATTAATCCAGTGTACTGTTACTTTTATTGGCTCGGTTTTTTCTTCTTCAACATCACCAGAGCCGTCGCTTGAACTATCATCAAATGGGTTCTTTCCATCGTTTGTGACTTTAATTTGAAAACTATCAGAGCCGATAAATTTGGAAACTCCATTAGCTGTCACATTATAAGAAACAGTGATGGTCTTAGAGCCTGCGGTGGAACTATCGAAGCCAGAAATATCATAATCTGTGATTTCTTTCTCGGTTCCATCCGATCTTATTTCCGCAACAGTCAGCCCGGACGGGTCGAATGTTTCTCCGATTTTGTAGTAAACTTTGGACGGATAACTTGTGATTCGGATTCCTGAAAGGTCATATACGGTCACTTTGAAAGTAGCGGCGTGAGTTTTGTAAGTTACTGTGATTGTTTTTTCACCAACAGAAGAACTATCAAATCCAGATACTTCAAATCCAGTTGTTTTTGTTTCTGATGTTCCGTCAGTGTATTTAACAAGGATTGACAATCCAGTTGTGTCGAATACATCTCCTTTCGGATATTCGATTTTTGCAGGCATGGTTTTTACTTCGATTGCAGAAATATCTACCACAAGAATACTGAAATCTACAGTCTTTTCATCGAATGTAACCGTTACGATTTTATTTCCGTATACTGACATATCCGGGCTTGACAGGGTATATCCAGTTACTTGCTCGGATGTATTATCGTTGTAATGTGCGGTGATTATGAGCCCTGTACTGTCGAATGTTTCACCTACAAAATATCTGGTTTTGGTTGGCATATGAGTAACTTCAAGTCTGGTTACCCGGATTAACCATGTGATTATGCCTCTCGCTCCCCACGGGGAACCTGAGATTTCATTTGTTTTTTTATTTAGTGTAACGTTTGTTGTGGTGGACGTATTAAAAGCATTTTCGCCAATGGACATAACGCTTGCAGGAATAGATACGTTCGTAAGTTGTGTTCCGTAAAACGCCTGAGCGCCAATAGTTTGAACGCCGTCGGGAATTACCAGATTTTTAAGTGAAGTACTGGAAAACGCATTATTTCCAATGCTCAAAACGCTTGAAGGGATGTCGATTTCTGTGATTTTACCACGACCTGCAAAACACGATTCTGGTATTTCTACTATTCCATTTTCAATAGTAACCGATTTTAAATTGAGGCATAGCGAAAACTGTGATTTTCCAACAAATTTAACCGAGCTTTTTAGCGTAAGGCTTTCGAGTTTAGAAAGCTTCCTTGTTCCGCCTGTTCCATCAATAGTTCCGCCGCGAATTATCAAATTCTTGCAATTTGGAATGCTGATTCCGGATGAACTAATCGTAGAATCTGCGCTCCCAATTTCAACATTGTTTATTATTGCCGAAGAAAAAGCACCGGCTGACAGTAAAGCTAATGATTCTGGAAAAACGACATTATCCAATGACTGAAATCCGTTTAATACGCCACCTTGAATTTCTTGCAAACCTTCGTGAAAAACAAGTCCTGATAGGTTAGGGCAAGAGCCAAACACACCACCTTGAATAACTTTTAAACTTGCGGGAAACTCTAATTTAGTTCCTAAAAAAGTAGTAAAGTTCCCACCGCCAATACTTGTAATTGTGTTCCCTAATTCGATATGTGTTAAACTTTCAAATTGATAGCTGAACCCGCCCGGGATTTCAGTGATTCCATCACCGAAAACAATTTTTACGCATCTTTTAAATAAACTGTCGGGAACGTCAGAATGTTCAGAGTTGTCAGTTAATCTTCCTGTGATTTTTCCAGTTCCAGAAATGGAAAGCGTATTTGTATCAAGATTAAATTCAGCTGTTGCATCTTCATAATTTGGCGAACCGATATGTACTAAAAAAGAATCGTATACATTAACTTTTATCGTATCGTCTGTTATACCAAAATAATTGACGTTAATAGTAACTGTGCCTGCTTCTGTAAGTGTCTTGTTTTCAATAGTAAAACCACTGGTTACTTGTTCTGAACCGTCTGAATATATAACAGTTATATAGCTTAGTTGTATATCTGTAGTGTCTCCCACGAAATATGGAGTCCCAAAATAGCTCACTCCGTTTATTCTTTCTGGCTGCATAATAGCAACTTCAAATGTGCAAGTAAAACTGCCGTAATGGACTACAATTTCGCATTGCTTTGGAGAACTGCTGTCAAACCCAGAATACGTGCAGCCTTTTGTGACATCTATAGTGTTTCCATCACTTGTCGTTGCAGTAATCACAATGCCTGTAAAGTCAAATTCTTTTCCAATGTGGTAATTTACCTTGCTCGGCATAGTAGTTACTGATATGGCGGTAATGGAAGTTTCTGAGACGGTAATCTCAAATGTTGTGGTCTTGCCGGATGCAGTAACGGTTACAACTTTTGCTCCCGGAGAACTACTATCAAATCCTGATATTTCATAATCGGTGGTGATTTCTGATGTTCCATCATTGTATGTTTTGGACACTTCAAGACCTGTGCTGTCAAATAATTCTCCCTGACAGTATGTAGTCTTATCCGGCATTTTTGATACAGCGATTCCGGTGACGTATTTATCAACGAACTTCTCGTAGCTAACTATCTGAGCTACACCTGCGTTCTTTACTAGAATTGAAATCGGTACCGTAGAAGATACAGAAATATTCAGATTTGTTGTGATTTTACCGTCAGTGATTGATGATGTGCCAGTGTATGAACTGCCTATAGGTATCTGGACAACATTGATAAATAATGTCTGTCCCTCTATTAAGAATACTTCGTATTTCAGCGCATACGCTGAGGACGTGCTTGAATAATACACATATCCCTCGACTCTGATTTTGAGGAATCTTTTTCCTGACGTAAGCGTTCCTTCCTGTCGGTAAACATAATAAATTGCACCATCCCTACGCCAGATTTTGAGTTGTTCAGCGTTCTGCCCGAAACCGATAAAATTGTTTCCTGAAACATATATGGTACTGGCGGTCTTGCCCGCATAGGTAAACCAATCAACGCCTGTGACGCTGACTACATCATCATCGTGTTTCACATTGTTGACAATGGCAGTCATCCCGGCTGTCGTATTCAATAAACTATCAAAAGATATTGTATTTGCCATAATCATCCTCCCGTCTATAAAAATAAAAGAGCACATGAGCTGTGACACTCATGCACTCTGGTTGTTAGTATTCGATCAGTGCAATTCTGATCTTGTTATACAAAATGTTATTTCCTACAACTCTGATAGGTTTATACTCAATATCAGGCATATAAAAAGCACCTGTTTTGTAGGTGTTTTCTTCGTCGTCCCAGTATGTAACTTTGTACTTCCGATGCACCTTGTTGACTAAGCCTGATTTGAAAACAGACTGCATTTCAATTTTATCTGGCAACCACATAGGGCGCGTGTTGAAGTCTATTTTTGTCTTGAAATTCGGGCTTGTGTCCCTATGCAAGAGATTATTCAAGTCCCTGTATGCTGCTATCTCTGTTCTCTGGTTTGGAGTTGCAGAATAATCATCGTAGGCTAAGAATTTGTTCGGGAGAACGCTTCCCCCGAACTTTAAAAAATAACCTTGGAAACTACTTCCTGCAATAAAGTCACTCATTCTATCACCTACCCTTCAAACAGTCCGTAGCCATTACGGTTTCTGAACTGCTGATTTTCTTCTTTCAGATACCCAATCAGATGTCCGTCTGCGTAGATTGCCATGCCGTTCAGGGCGTTTTTGACCGCCTGCCCGATCATCTGATTATTGTCAAACGTGTTACTGCTGATTGCCATGATTTCTTTTCGCATATCATCCACAAAATCATCTGTATCAACTGACATTCTGCTCTTTATTTCCTGATAGGATGCACTCTTTGTGATAATGTCTGCGGTTGGTGTATTAATTTTTTGCACTTCGGCGCTTATATCATTGATGGTGGATTCAACTTTCGGAAGCATATTCTGCATACCGAGTTGGAATCCCTCAACGGTAAATCCACCGAGTTCCATCATTACCTGCGACGGGCTATGAATCTTAAGAACTTTGCGGAACGTATTTGATATATTTTGTGCGATTTTTTGCACATTTGCATAAAGCTGTTGTGCCGCGCCTACAATTCCATTATTTAAGCCAATAATAGAGTTCCAGCCGACATTATACAGGTTTCCAATAGAATTGCTGATTCTGGTTCGGATTCTTCCAAACCATGTGAACGACGCAGAAAAGCCCGGCTCTAATCCGCTTTGGAATCCTTGACCGCAGTATTCTGCAAGCTGTTTGAACCATCTGGACGGAGAATGGGAGTCTACTGCTTCCTGCGCAGGGGCTTTTACGCTGTTATTCATTAGGTCAAGAATCGAAGTCTTTGTGCTTTCTTTCTTCCCGTTAATTCCAGACTGTAATCCCTCTGCAATGTTGCTCCCAAGGGTTTTGCCGCTTGATTTCGCAGTTTCTTCTGCACCTTTCGCAGATGATTGAATTGTTGAGTTAAGCTTTTCGGTGACTTTACTGCCGTTCTGCTCAATCCCACTACCTACGGCAAGAATCTGATTCTTTCCGAGTTCTGTAACTAATTCAAAACCAGAATTGTTATCCAGAACGCCGTTGATTGCCCCCTGAAGAGTTGAATCCATTGTACTTTGCAGAGTACTTTCATAGTCAGAAATACCTTTTCCGAACTGCACCATCTGTCCGTTTGCCAAAGTATAGTAACCGTTATCGTCCGGCTCTAATCCCTTTGAAATTTCCTGATAAATCTGTAATGCTTTTTCGCCGAGAATCTGTTTTCCATTTTCCCAGATACCACCCATCTCATCAATTGCATTTGCTGTGTCCGTTACCAGAGTTGCAAAGTCAACGGTCTGGATAAGTGTCTGGAATCCTGTAAGCTGTTCTGAGATATCCTCAAACGACACATTGTTAATCCGATCAGCCATATTCGAAAACTGATTAGAGGATGTTTCCGCTGTATCTCCAAGGTCTTTGACTGGTTTGTTTACTCCTGCTATCGCATTCTCGAAGTCCTCTGATGAAACCCCAAGATTATTGAGTTTGAGTTCAAGTTCAAACAACGCCTGTTCTGTGCTATATCCGTTATCTTTCAATTCGGAAAGGAATGTTAATAAAGGATATGCTTGTTCGCCTGAAATCTGGCTTGCGTGAACCAAACCGAGAATAGCATCTTCATACTCTTGAAATACCTTTAAATCATCCTCTGTAAGTTTATTACCGACTCCGAATATATCTTTCATCCATTCGTTGATAGCACCGGTAAAATCTCCTTTTTGATACCCAAATACGTTATCTTCCAGAAACTCTCCAAAAGTTTTATCTTCGCCGCCGAACAGATTGACGCTTATCCATTTTCCGAGGTTGAATCCTGCCATTGCGGTTCCTAAGACAACCATGCTATCTGCAAATCCTGCCGCAAGCGTAGAACCAAGTCCAGAGCCAAAGAATGTCTGCAATGCACCACTGGCTGTGGAAAGAACCGTTCCTAACCCACCGAAGATTGTTCTGAGTGCTCTAATAGAACTAACTACGCCGATTATTTTTTGAGAAAATTTGAGTGTACCTTTTATCGCAAGAAAAGTTCCAAGTGCATATCCCAACGCTTCTATTTGCTTATCATCAAGCAGACTCAAAACTTTTGCAAGTGCTTCAAGAGCAACTGCTAAACCGTTAATTAATGGAGCACCAATGACGTTTACCATTACATCAAAAAAATCAACAAAGGCATCTCCGAAGCCCTGCGCAAATGGTTGGAAAACATCCCATACATCACCGATTGTTTTTACCAAAAAGCTCCAATCGACATTATTAATAAAGTTTGAAACTGTATCTTTTAGCTGACTTATTTTGTCCCATAGCCATTCCCAATCAACATCAATCACTCCGAATTTATCAAGTGCGGCAACGGTAAGACCTAATCCTGCTGCTATCGAAGCATATGGATGCGCTGCTAACATGGTGATTCCTTTGCCTATCACTCCATCTTTGCCGAAAATACTTCCGAACCATGTAAGTCCTTTAAATGCTACAAAAGCTGTCAGGAGCTGCCCGAGGAAATATCCGATAGACTGTGCTTGCTTCGGTGAGAATGCTGCGATAAACTCTTTGAACCTGTCAATCAGATCAGGAAGTTTATTAACTCCATCTGCCGCCTTGTCGAAAAAATCATCGAAGAAATCAAGTAATCCTGTTCCGACATTCTCAGCAAATGGCTCTAATACATCCCATAACTGCACAAGGGAAGCGTTGATTTTATCCCAGTTAATTTTCATGAGAAAATCATTAAAAGCATTGATTAGTCGTGGTAATCCTTTTTCACCAAGTGTCCACTTGCCAAGCGGAACTAAAAAATGATTCCAGAAATCTTTTAATGCTGTCCATGTGAAATCTCTGAGCTGCTTCAATCCATTGTTCCAAAGATTTTTCAGTGCTTTTGTGGTAGGTTCTGCGGCTTTTGCAAGTTTTTTAAATGCGTCTGTAACCTTATTAGCGAATGCCATAGCCTTATTTTCCATGGAATTGTAGGCGGCATCCCATTTCTTCTGGTATTCATTCAAAAGCTTATCAAGGGCATCGTTGAGGATTCCTGCGTCAATTGCAGATGTGTCAATTTTTGGCGTTTTAATTTTAGAATTTGCAAGGTCAGACAGAGAACTATCGTCTTTGCTCATGATTTCCAGTTCATCATAGGATGCGAGGAACTGTTTTAATTTTTTTGCGCTCTTGGTTGCATTTTTCAGATTATTGTCTGTATCTTTTGCAGCATCATCTACGTCCGAAATTCCAGAATCGTCTATGGAATCAAGTGCATTCGAGAGATTTTCACTTCCGCCACCGATAGAACCGAACATTTTTCCGATTTTGGTATCAACTCCAAGAAGCGAACCAATGTATGTCAAAAGTCTCTGGAATGCGATCACAAGACCATTGATATATGGAAGCACTGCCGCAACTACAGGCATAAAGATATTTCCTAATGCTCTGGCACAGGACACTAAGTTTGCACGAAGTATACGCAACTGGTTGGCTGGCATATTGATTGTATTTGCCATATCCGCCCATGCGTACCGGGTGGAATCCAATATCACTATTGTTCTCAACATTGCTTTGCTTGCCTGGTCCATATTAGAAACAGATGTTTGTATTCCAAGGTTTGCCGCATATTGTTGTAAGTTTGCTACACGAATGTTTGCACCATATTTGTCCACAGCACGGCTCATACCTACTAATCCAGAGGATAAGTTCTCATAAACTGTGCTGAAATCAAGGTTCTTAACAGATGCAAGGTCAGCACCGATCATAGTCAGTGCATTCGACAGTTTTAATGCCTGTTCAGAAGTTGTTCCCATGGAGGACGACAACTGTGCAAACTGGCCTTGATAATTCAAGAGCATGGACGGGTCCATACCGAGTGATTTACCTGATTTATTTGCGGTCAAAATCGCATTATCGGAAACATCGAACCCAGACATTTTGGATGTAAGTTCTCTAGCTCTATTACTAAATGAATTTGCATAAGCTTCCGCAGAATCATAGCCTGCCTCTGACCAAGTTTCTCCTGCTTTATCTGCCACCTGGCGAAACGCCGCTTGAAAGTAGTTGTAATCTTCGAGAAAATTCATGGAACTTTCAATTGCGCTTCCAAATTTTCCAACAACAAATTTCAACGTCCAGAATTTTGCCACCAGAGACATGATGCTAGGCAAACTTTTCTTTGCCTTGCTTCCTACACTTCCAACGGCGTTTGCAAGTTTTCTGATCTTTCCTGTCGAAGTGGCCGCGCCCTGTCCCAATCCTGAAAATGTACTTGCGGTAGACCTTGCCGCTCTACCGGCATTCGCCCCAGAATTTGCCAACTGAGCAATAGCCTGAGTCATTTGAATTGTACTGCTACTGATTCTAGGAGCGGTACTCATCGTCTGGAAGAATGATTTTAGGCTATTTGCCAGATCATTAAGCTGAGTTGCTGTCTTTCCGGTTTTATCCCCTGCATTTGCCAGCTGAGATATTGACTGAACAAATGTATTAATTGGCTGAGAAATATTGCCTATTCCAGAGAATGAGCCTACGATTTTTTCAAGTTCTTCACCAAGTTTCGGGAACTTTGATGCAACTGCATCAATAGAACCACCGGCATTCGCCAATCTTGCCAGTGAAGAAACAAACCGGTTCACATTGTTTGATACGTCTGGAATATTACTAAGACCAGATAATTCAGAAATCATGTTCTGAATCTTTCCAGACACATCACCTGTGGAATTTAATGTTTCGTTTAATCTACGGATAGAATTTACAAACGAATTTAATCCACTATCTTTCAGATTAAGACTGCCAAGCGTGCTCATGGACTGAGTGAACTGCTGTAACTGGCTATTTACTGTCGATAAATCCAGACCGTTCAATTTTGCTTCTATATTGTTCTTGAGCTCATCCGTATTAATTGAGAGATTTACTTTTACCGGGTCGTAGGTAAGCGTGGATGCCTTGTTGATGGCATTTCTAATATCTCTGGCAATCTTTTCTTCATTAATCTTTACGTCAATTGGAATCTGACCGTTTGCAGACTCCATGGCAGACGCAATGTTCCTCTGGATTGACGCACCGAGTTGCGTACCTAACTCATTTACCGAGCTGTATACCCTGTCCGATGCCATTGCTGCATCCGAACCGGACAAAGCCTGAATTGATATTGGCTTGATGGAATCCCTTACTTTTTTGAGGTTTTCAAGGACAGTTATCAACTGATCTGCGTCGTTGATGGTATCATTTGGAATCAATGTAGGGAACTTTTCTGATAATTCTCCCCATGCCGAGTTAAGGTTAATTCCTTTTGTCGCATCAACTGTGATATTGCCAAGGTATTGCTGCAATAATTCCCTGAACTCGCCTTTTCCGATGTCTGCTTTGAGCATATCGGAAACGTAGATTTTTTTGCCCTTGAAATAATTGTAAAAGTCCTGCCACTCTTGTTCTGCACCATCCAGATAACTTCCGAGATTAGATTTTACAACCTTTCCGCTCTGCTCAATGCTTTTTGCAATATCATCCAGAGTCTTTCCCCAGTCACCGGCTGTGAAGTTTTGTCCGTCAAATGAATTTGTAAGCTGCTGTGCCAACAAATCTATCTGTCTTTGAAGTTTGGAAGCGGCGCCGCCTTTTAATTCAAATGCGCTTGCGAGCTGTCTGGACAAAGCCGATGCGTCTATTTTTGTAGCATCCAAAGATTTTTCGACAGAATATTTCAGCTTTTCAGACATATCCGCCGAATTAATCTCTACGTTCACTTTGAGATTCTTATTTTCAAGATTGCTCAAATTTATTTTGCTGAGACGTTCGAGTTGCGCAGCTATTGTAGTCAGCTTCCCGGAATCTATGCTGTTAAGTGCTTGAACAGCAGAATTGACCGTACCGACAGAGGACGAAAAATGTCTGAGATACTTGATACTCTCAGACATACGACTACTCAGGCGATTCAGTTTATTGCATAAATCATCAATGGATTTACTTGCATTTGATACGTTACTGCTGACCTCTATCGCAAGGCTATCTATTGTGTTGTCAGGCATATAAGCACCTCCTTTATTTCAAAAAAATAAAGGGCAAGCAAGACTACTATTCATCCTGCTTGCCCTCTTTATTACCTATTTCAGATATATTTGCATTTGCCTGCCTGATAAGAAGTTCGTAGTAACGTTCTTCTTGTCTTAGTTCTGCTTCTGATTTCTTTGGCATATCTGGATTGTGTTCAACCCAATTATTCTGTTTTTCCTGCGTAATTGGTCTGTTCGGGTAACTAACCTTTCGTGGGAACAATGCACATGAAATACTTGTTTTCACATACAATCCGGTCAGCCACGACTGATAGTCCATGTTTATTAACTGCGATTGAATTTCTTTGTTCTTTAAGATTCCATATTGTTCTATACGGATTCTTAGGTCTTTCAGGGTACTTCTGAGAAATTCTTTTCTTGACATCCCAATACGCACAGCCATTGGGTATAATTCATCCCAGATTATTTCGCTGTAGCTTTTTTCAGATGATCTGTCGGTTTCTTCGGCGCTTTCTTCGCTTTCACAGAGTCCATTGCCGCATTCATGTTGTCCATGAACGTTTCCAGACCGGTTAATTTGAAAAAACCATCTTCCTCCATCTGTTCAATGCACATAGAAAACAGACCGTAGAAGTTTCCCTGTTCATCATCTTTATGCTCAGCCATATACTGTGCTGCAAGTTTTTTGGCGGTATCTAAATCCGGGACAGTGCCATCACCGTCAGAATGGTTGCCGTGATATTGAAGTAATCCAGCATAGAACGCATTGAGTGCAGTATTTGGAATACTACTCATTCCAGAAACCATTTCCTTAAGGCTCCTGTCCGTTCCACCGCTTGTGGAAACCAGCATATTCATTACGGATTTCACACAATCATCAAACAGTGATGCTTCAATTCCATATTCAAGCTTGTAGTCTTTGCCGCCGATTTTTAAAACTTTATACATATTATTTGTCCTCCCAAATATGTTTACATGCCGCTGTCAGTTGGAACTACCGCTTCACCCGGTCCGACGTACTCATTGATAGTAAGAGACATTTCAACAGTTAACAGGCCGTTCTGATCTCTTGCCGGTTTAGGAATGGTTGTCGGTGGCTCGATTTTTGTGAAGAATGCTTTCTTAAGAGACGGGAAGTATTCTTCATACCACATAGATTTTCCATCTGTTTTTCCTGTTTTATATTCGCTGATTAAGGTTTCCCATTCAGTGATAGTTTCATCAGTTACGTTCACAGTTACGTTAAATGTACCACCTGTAGAACCACGTCCTGCAATAGTTCTTTCGACTTCATCTTCAAGTGCGGAAGCGTCGATTGTTTCTACATCAATTTTGATTTCATCAGAAGCGTTGATTCTGTGAAGAAGTTTAAATGTTGTCGGTTTAGTACCTGCTGTTGTTTCAACTGCATATCCAGTAAGCGAACCAACGGTACTTACGCCTGCTATATTTCCTTTGTCTGCCATATTCGGCTCCTTTCTGCTTTTTCAGCTATAAAATTACAATAAAAAAGAGCCACATGGCTCTGATGCGTAACCCTGCATCCGGGAGATAAAAGGATCACCGTCCTTTCTATTCATCTGTGCCTGTTTTCAGTTCTGGAAGCCCTGCTACAGATGTAAGCAAGGATAAAACGCCGGAAAGAACGGACGCAGATACGACCATCTTCCAGTCAACGCTTCCAAGGACTGTCGCGGTTCCGATTGTTGCAACTGCTGTTTGAGCAATTGTTTTAACAGCTCTGATTCCCGCAGCTTTCAGCCATTGTAATTTATCTTTACTCATAGGACACTCTCCTTTCTTTTTTGGTATAAAAAATAGAAGCTGTTACGCTTCCAATAATTGCCCGGTGTAAATTCTGCTGTACCGGCTTATGATTCGTTTGAAACTCTTTTCGGAGTTTGCAACTTCTTCCGGTCCGTATGTCCGGCGAAAGCCCATCGAAACCATAGCCTGATGACTTTTGCTGTCGATTTCGTATGCAGTCGATAAAGCCTTTGTCCCAGATGCGTAACTTTCCGTTTGAAATGAAAGAACTGTTGCGCATTCGTGACCTTCAAGACTTGTTGACTGCGTGGGATTCCCCATCATGAACAATCTGGCGTATTTCGTTTTGCCAGATGCTATTGTCTGGCTTTTCTCCATGGAAAAATTGCCTTTGCCGACAATTGGTTCAACAGCTTTACGCCATCTTTCAAAAACCTCCAATACTGGCGGTTCAATGGTAGTAATCATTTAATCACCCTGCCTGTTCTATCATATGGGTCTGGGTTTGAACAAATTCTTTTATCTGTTGATAGCCCCAACCGCAATTAATAAGGCTACTCACAAGCATCTCCATTTCTTGAATCTTTTCCAAATCTTCACCTGTGAAAAAATCTCGAAGATTTTCTTTTGCTTTTACACCATAATCTTTTTCGAGTTCTTTTGCTGTCTTTCCGAACAAATTACGATAAATTAAATTTGTGTAATTGGGATAGGCAAACTTTTTATGTGGGCTATCATTAACTTTCATTTTGATGGTATCTGTGAGTATATGCCGAATGACAACACCTTTGTCACGTTCGATTTGCCATTGTTGACGTTCCGTAAGGATTCTCTTTAATTCAGCCTCCATTTTATTAAAGGCATTAATGTATTTGATTTTCCAGCATAAAGCTTTTTCACCACTAAATCCCATAGCCAATAGTGAAAAACCATCTCTTGTCACAAGATACTCTGTGTATTCACGATTATTCGCTCCAACATAGGAAGTTTTTATGAAATAATCAGAAAGGGGGATATCTCCCCTTTGAGAAATCTGTGTCGCAAGTCCCAAATGTTTAACTTTACCTTCGGCGTCAACTTGTCCTTCAATGGTTCTAATTACCTCTTTGTGTTCTTTCTCAAAAGATTCCGCAATTTTTCTCGATGTAGTAAGTATTTTTTCTTCATATCTTTTACCAACAATTTCTACCAGCATAAACTCAATCTCCTTTTCTGATTTATTTTGGTATAGAAAAAGCACCCACCGCTCAGGTAGATGCTTTTATATGTTATAGTATATCAAAGACAGAAGTATTATTCAGTATTATCAGGTATTAACTTTCATGATGCAAACACTTCTTTTGCAATTTTTCTAATACTCTGCATGATTTCTACGCTTGCCTTATATACCGGCATGGTGGCTTCGGTACCGTAAGAGCGTACCCATTCGCCAGAATCGGCATAATAAACCCACGATTCATTCTTTCCGTTCCCTTGCCCGTATGAACCGATTGTATATCCAAAATCTTGCCCCTTAGGATGCGGGCTGGTTCCCGCCGGAGTGTTGTAGTGAATGCCCGACCCGAACTCAATGAACAAGAGGTCAGAGTCTTCGCACACAAGCGTTGCCTGAGAATAGCCGCCAAAGTTATTGATTCTGATATAGGTATTATGATTTTTGTCAGAATCGCCTTGTGCCAATGCTATGTTTTCATCTATGACCGGGATTCCAAGTTCTGCCAGCCTGCGGACAAATTCCTCATTCTTGCTTACAAGCGACTTCTGGTACACTCTGAGCTGCTTTATTGTGTCCTGTATAGATTTATGCGACAATTCCATTTTGATAGTCTTATTCGCCATCTGAGCCATCTCCTATATACTTGATGCCATATCGTGCCACATTGCCTTTCTGGGTGTCGAGAATCTTTTTCAGACGGTAATCTGGCGGTACTGTAGGCTCTCCATCTTCACCTAAGATAAGTTCTCCTGCTTCGGTCAGTTCCGGATTGCGGTCAATCCAGAATACATCGGCAGTCTGTGGATTGAAGTTGCGGTCGAAGTTTGTGATATACCTGTCATAATCCGGGATATAACCGGCTGATAATTCCTCTGGCGTTCCGGCAGTCGCAGATACGGAGAGGTGATGTAATTCTGGCTTTTGGTACGTTTTGATTGTGTCTATCCCGTCAAGGTCTTCAGTTACCCTTGACCAATACACTGTTTGTTTTTGACGTTTCAGTCCTCTCATGGCATTTCCTCCAAGTCGTCTGTATCCACATATTTCCGGAATTCATACTCCAGAACATCTAACTCTTTGCCTATCTCTTCCCGGGGCTTCGTAGCTAATTGCATATCATAGATTACAGACCAGAGTTTTGAAATAATCTGAAGCTTCGTCATTTATTCAGTAATTTCCTCCATGCCTGCATCAATGAGAAGCTTCTTTACCTTTTCTTTTAACAGACGCGGAACTCTGTTATATTCCTCTTTTGCTTCTTCAATAGTATCTTTGCTTAAAATTTCAGTAACCCATAATTTTGCCATCATTTCTTTATCTCCTTTGCTCAATAACATTATAATTAAATTTCTACGCATAAACCTGTTCGCTCATTTCCAGCAGGCAGTCTTTCAACATTTCGATCTGTTCTGCCTGCTCTGCAAATTTCTGTTCAGTGCTTTTTTCTTCCTTCGGAATATATTTCAGATATTTTTCCGGGGATGCTCTTACAGTCTCCTCTGAAATCTTTTTCTGGTCTTCCCGGAACTGGTTGAAATCATATTCATACACTGTCTGTTCGATGTGTTCCGGATTCTCCGGATCTCCATCTGAATAAGTCTCTGTTACGATATTTTCATTCAGGCAGATCATTACATCTACTTTTCCGTCAGGCAGCGTATTCCAGGTTACAGGGTTCTGTTTTTCTGTAAATCTTGCTTTCACGGCTCACCCTCCTTTTCGCTTTCTCAAATATCTTGTCTACGTTATACTTTTCTCTGAAATATTCAGAATCGGAATGTTTGAACCATCCGTAATATGCTATACACCGGTACGCAAGATCTAATGGTATCGCTTTTCCTTTCTCCACATACTTCCCAGCTTTTACAAATGCCCTGCGTCCTCTCAGGAAAATGCTCCGTCTTACCTCTGTGTGATCCCGATAGATTTTGAATCCCATCATATCAATAGGTTCTCCATGATGTTTCCCGTCTTTGTCTATCCAGTCGATCTGGAATAACTTCCAATCTGGTTTTACCGTCAGATCTAAATACTCATTCATGTACTTAATCAAAAGCTTCATTGCTTTTCTTACGTCTGCCTTTCTGCTTCCAATCAGCAGGAAAACGTCCATGTAGAACAAGACATGATTAATCAGCCTGATTTCTTCTATTGTTCCGTCTCGGTGTTTCTTCCTCTTGAACAGCTTTTCAGCAGCATAATGATAAGCTGCGCTCAGATAATAATTACAGAGCCATTGGCTCAAGTATGATCCAATTGACAGTCCCTGATTGAATGAGTCAATTAAAACAAAAGTCAAATAAAGCAGATCCTCATTTCTGACCTGCTTCTCTAACATTCTTTTCAGTTTTCTCCTGTTAATGGATGGATAACATTTCCGGACGTCTCCCTTTGCTGCTATTCTGGTCTTGCCCGGATTCTTACGGATCCAGTTCTCAATTGCTGTCTTTCCATAAACCTGTCCCCTTCCTGGAATACTTGCGCACTGATAAGTTCCTATTTTTCTTTCAAATAGTTCTCTCAATCCGTTTGTGGCTACATAATCGTATATCTGCTGTTTTATGCACTCAACGCCTATATCTCTTACTTTTCCTGAACTTCCATCCAGTCTTGCGCTTGTCTTTATAGGATCAAAAGATACTTTTCTAAGTTTTATTTCTTCTTCCATTCCTGCCGCTGCTGTGCAGACTAAATTATGTAACCAGTCTTTAAGGTTTTCTTTTATAATTCTGTGTATCTGTCTGGCTGTAATGATATTCGTATAGTTTGCCAGAAATCTGGCTGTATCCATACGGTTCCATTTATCGCTTAGACATTCGTAGATACATGCGGTTATAAAGTTCTGATCTAATGTTATGTTTTTACAATACCGTTTCATTCGTTTCTTGATATAAGGGGTTTTCGGTGTTTCTACTCACCCCACACATGAATCAACTGCATTCATGGTCCTTGTCTCAGGCCCCTAAGCTCCCGAACACAAGATTCGGCTTCAATCAAATTTCGGTGATGCCCCACGCTGCCGAAGCAGGCTCCGTCCCGCAGAGCGAAATGTAGCGCAAATATCAAATAATTTTTCAAGAAAATCCGGAGACGATATTCCAGTTCGCATTGCCAACGCCATTGTTCGCATTCAGAATCCAGAGGCCGTAAATCGAGCCATTGTTCAGATTGCCAACGGACAACCAGGGAACAGGAACCGCCGCCTTGCGCTACAAGTCCGTAATTTTTATCTTTTGTTATTTTGCTTTTTGCATTTGCTGATTATTAGTTACATAGAGGGGACGGCCCCTCTGTCAGGCGGCCGCCTGCCATTCACCCCGTGTGCCGTTCGGTGAAACGCCGGAGACGATATGCCAGTACGCATGGCCAACGCCATTGCCCGCATTCAGAAACCAGAGGCCGCAAACCGAGCCATTGCCCAGAGGGCCAACGGACAACCACTCTCGCTGTCCGCTCGTACTGGAATCCGTATATAATCCATTACAGAAGCCTGTTGTGCTTCCTGCTTTTGTTTCCGTAGGAACCATGATTCCAAGTGCAGGATCAACAAAACATTTTGAAATGTATTTCCAACTTGCTGCAGTATAAGCTACCTGAGCCACCACTTTTTTGTATCTTGTCTTTGCTGCGTTCATGTCCGTTGTAAGTAATGACGCATCCATGCAGATATATACATCTCGTTTTGGTGTTCCGTCTCCGTCCGTAACAATGTCCATAAATACATTGCTGAGGACTTCGTAGGCTCCATAACCGGTTTCAATGCCCTGGATCTTGAATGGATTCCTGTTATCTGTGTTAGAGAATGGCGACCCATCAGAACCAAGTACGCTGTCAGTGGAACCGGTACGCCACGGCATTGTTGAGATGCAGGTGGTCAGTGTTGTGTCAAACGGTTCCGCATCCACATAGACTGCGGAGTTCGTATCGTCTACCGGTTCGATCTTCAAGATCTTAACGTCATATGCGGAATTGTGCATGTATGCGTAATATCTGTCTTTATTTGTATTTGAACCAATATCCCCGACAGATACATAAGACCCGACAATATAATTGTTTGCTTTTGCTTTCGGCAGGATTACTCTCGTTACTCCAGTTTCTGCAACTGTCGCCATCTCCTGAGATGTATATGAGTTACATCCGGTCATAACGCTCCTGCTGTTGATTGTAGCGTACAGAATAATCAACATTAGCTGTTTATAAAACAGGTCCCAGTTGGTTGTACCAACGTATCTGCTTCCTTTTTTCTTCATGTATGCGATCATTCCGGTGTGAGATATTGGTTTGCCGCCTTTCTGACTTCCGTTTGCAAGAATCAAGCCTGCTGAACTATATGGCACTCCATCAATATCTCCGGCTCCATATTTCCCATGAACCATAAACGGGGAAAGTGTGCCGTCTGGATTGATGGATTCTCCCATCGGTACAAGTCCCAGGGCTTCGTTTGGACTATCAGAGTAGTGATAATCTACATACTCCGGATTATCCGTAATTCCTACCCAGGCGGACATTGTAACCTCTCCGACATCCACCTTTCCAGTTTTCTTAAAATCTGGTTGTCCCTGCAGTGCGGTTATATGAATAAAACCATTATCATCTACAATGAAGTTACAAGGGAAGTGCATAAACAAGCCGATCTCTCTGTAATCATCCTGTCCGATTGCTGTATTTGTGGACGGTTTTCTCACAAGTCCCTCGTTGTCATTCAGTTTCACGCCCGTCGGGCTGGTGGATGTGTCATACTTGTAGATTCTGGTTGTGTAGACTTTTCCTGTTCTGCGGAGGGCGAAGAAATTTGAAAGTGCGTTTTCAATGCTTGAAGCACTATTTAATATTTCTGTTATCTTTTTTAACTGTTCACCTACAGTTGCTGCATCCGCCGCCTCGCCTGTCTTTGAAAGCGTTTTGTCGAGTGCTACATATGCTTTCCCCGTAGCTGAATCAACAGTAACTTCGAGGGATTCCGTTGTTTTTTCTTTTGCAGTAATTCCACCTCTCTCCGTTTCTGTCGGAGCGGGTGGGATAAAAACATGTTTTCTATCATTTTCGCGGTCATAAAAGCCATCTGTTTTTATTTCTTCCATGTATACCTCCGTATCTTATTAAATTTCTTCGTTAACTAAAGCCCTCTTTAGTTAACTATCATGTGTGCCGTTTGCATTTACATATTTATTATCATCAGCAGCAACATTTCTAAAATTTGTATAAACATGTCCGCTTGGAGCAATACAAGGAATATATCCACTTGGATAGTTTTTAAATTCGTCTCGCAAACAATGTCCGTTTGTGGGCTTACAAAATACAGCTATAATAGACGGTCTTTCCCATTCGCTTGTTGTATCTTCAATATTTGGTTTTCCATTATATTCTTCGTAGATAAAAAAATTTCCGTTATATTCTGACCAATCCCCTGTACAATCAAGAGTTTCTCCGTTTGGTGCGTAAAGCCTCAATGTATTGTTATTTATGATTTCGAATCCACATTCATATTCTGTTGTATCGTCATTATTGAGTGTGGGATAAGTAATTTTACCTAATGTTTTAGCTGTACCATTCAAAAAGGTTTGGGCAACACAACTTGACATACCAAAAATACAGTGTATTGACTTATTTACAATATTTTGTACATTATTATCTGTGTCGAGCGGTGTTGATATGAGAGTTACATTGCCACCATTTCTTGCGCTAAACAAACACATTGCTTTTACTATATTGCTACCCATATTAGCCTTAGTATATTTCGCAACAGCTCCGGAAGAAGTTGGATTAGAATTATTACACACAAGTTTTCCATTTTTCACAAAATGATAATCAATTTTTGTATAATCTCTAATTGCGGATTTTTCTATTTCCGAAAGAGTATAGACATCGACTTTATAATTACCGTTTAATGATTTTCCGTATTTTCCAAAATCAATATAATAAGGCGGTTCTTCATCCCCATCAACAACCATCAATGGAAGATTTGCTGTCTGAATTGTGATATATAATTCAACATCTTCCGAAAAGCTAATAACACCACTATATGTATCACCATCTACACCATCAATAGTATTTAACGCAACAATTTTTCCATTGATGTTTTTCACAAACGTATATTTGTGCCATATTTTTTTCGAAATAAAGTATGTACCTTTTGCAAGATTAATCATAGGAAATGTAGTAAATCCACTATACCCATCTGATCTTGTTATATTGCCGGAAAAGTTTCTCCATAAAGTGTTGTCTTTCGCTGTTTTCGAGTCAATATATTGATTTTTGCCGAATGTAGCTAAGTCACCTAAATCTTCCTTTAGTGAATTAGTTATTTCTCCAACTGCGCCTGCATCAGCTGCGGATCCGGTCTTAGTAAGAGTACTATCAAGGTTGATACCTTTATTAAGTTCCATTTTTTGATCAGACCCAAACTCAAGGCAGTTTGTTTCTTCGTTGTAATCTACGCTCACTGGAAACATCGGAACGATATCGCCAGATTCGTTAATTCCGGCAATCTTGCCAGAGTTTTCCGAGCCTTGGTTCTTGTTCAACTTCTTTGATATATCAGCTGATAATTCTGTAATTTTATCTCCGGTAGCCTTTGCGTCAGCAGCTTTTCCAGATACGTTCAGAGTTTTGTCTGTTCCGGAAAGATAATTGTCTGGAATTTTAGTCAAAAATCCGGAGTCGTTCTGCAATTCGCTTGTTTTGCTTGGAATTACTGTAGTATCTGGCAATGCTCCAACTTCTTCAGCCGTATATGTCGGCTTGTTCTGCTGTTTTACCCAATCCGACAATTCACTTGATTTAATGTAAAGCGACATATCAATCGGGGCGCCCATAGTATCCCATACTACACCGTTCCATGCCACATTCATTCCTGCTTCGCCGTAAATGGATTTAGACTCGATATTGTACATATCTCCGATATCTGGATTTAACGGAAGCAAATCAGCAGTCGCAACTGTGCCACGGTAAATAATAGGTGTCTTTATTTTTGCTTCCATATCGGAAATCTGGCGTTTTAATATTGCATATACTTTATTTGCTGTTAATGCCATATGCGCTTCTCCTTTACAGTTTGTACCATGTGTCGGTAGGCTTGTGATATTCGTATAATTCAGATGTATCAAGACACAATGCCGAAGAACCGCTCTCTACATAATGTGGGAGCTTTGATACGTCCTTTGAAAGTCCCTCATAATCACGAACCATACCTTTTGCATCTGTACACACCCAACTGCCTAAATCCGGCAATTCGTCACCGGGATTGTACTTGATTCCATCAAAAATAACTGTGTTTTCTGCTTTTGCCATCTATGCAATCATCCTTTCTGCCCCGATAGGAGCCACATATGTGAACTGGTTTCCTAAAATATCTCTGGATGTGCCGATCACGAAATGACCGTAGTCTGCCAGAATATTGCATACAAATTCCTCTGCGTCCACCCAATACCGTTTCTTGACCATACGGTGAAGTTCTGACAATAGTCCGTAACTGAACATCACGCAATGTCCTAACTCATGAATGAAAACACGGTTCAGAAGCTCTCCATGTAGGTTATTTGAGATTGAAATTATATGGGTGGAATAATCCGATACCCCAAGCGTTCTGTTGCCTGTACGGTCAATTAACACGCTGTCGTGTGGAGACACAAACTGTACTCTCCATAGGTCGCCGTTCATGTAAAATTGTCTTAGCATGGCTTATCACCATCCTTTTCAAATTAACTCAAGTTCTTTGAACACTTCAAAAATCTTCGGAGATTGAATTGCAAACCAGTCAACAGTGGTTTCGTCATGTCCGAACTGTTCCATATGTTGCCAATTACATTGCAATCCACTTTCCGACAAAAATGCATGAATGATTTCGTGTCTTAATTGCTTTTTCTGTAAGAAATCAAAATTTCCAACATTATTCGCATTGTCTATTCTAATGACAATTTCTTTTGATGTGTTGTCTGTATAACCATCAATATCTGCATTTTTTAATTCTTTCAGAATAATTCTATAATCCGTTCCAAGAACATTTATTTTGCATTTCTCCATAATCAATCCTCGAATTTCATTACGAATTTTCCACCACATTCACATTTTTCATGACAGTTATATACATTCCGATTAGTTGTTGATTTGTCAGCACTTGGCTTCTGTGGTTTTCCACATTTCTCGCAAATCATTTTAATTTTGACTTCCGCTTTTTTCTTGGCATATTATGTACCTCCATAACTAAAAAGCCCCTGCTACATTCCTGTAACAAGGGCAAATTTCATTTCATATTCAATTCATCTGCTGTATGAAACGTGTCAGATCAGTTTTCATCTGCTGTCTGATTGATGCATCTGCATCGTCCCACATTTCTTTCATATTGCGGATGATATCTTCTGTGTACTCTTTCATGGAATCATCCATTTTTCTCTTTGATTCAGCGTCTTTGGAATCATGGTAATGTCTACGATTCTCGCTGTATCTGTCGTAGGTTTCACCATATCTGGACTGCTGACGATTCATGCCGTCATTTCCCATATTCCTGTCCGAATATTCTGGGTGATATCCCATACGGTACATATTGCGTTCAAATTCTGGATTATTCAGATACTCGTCCATCCAGTCATCATCTTCCATGTGCAGATATGGTTTATATCCCATGCGGCTTCCTCTGCCTTTCGGGGCAAATCTGCCGTTTGCATAACGATATCTGTCATATCCCATGCGTCCAAGATATTTCTCTTCCTGCTCGCATTCGTCCATAGCTTCTACGATTCGATAATCTTTGTCTGCACAGATTGCGCATTTTACTGCTTCTAAGCAATCTTTCAGATCATCCCAATCCTGAGAACTAAGATTGTCAAATCCATGTGCTTTGGCTTTTTCCATAGCCCATTTTCCCATTTCCATTGCAACTTTATGCATTACATTGCCCCCTTTCTGGCAGCCTGTGTAACAGGTGTGTCTGTCGTTGGGGCTGTACCATTAATTGCTGTTAAATTGTTACTCGGACTACAAGCTGGATTTCCCAACATCTTGAATACTCCGCCAGTTGCACTTGTAGCTACTCTGGTTGCGTACTTCGTTCTGGTTCTTATTCCGCAAGCCGTAACCTGTGCGCAGCAACGATTCTCTAGCGGATACAAAGTTGTTCCTGTTCCTATTTGAATCATTACCGGGGCGGTAATTGTGGTGGCTTCTGGTATACTTTGCGCGATCACAATGCAATACTTTTCTCCATTGGAATAACTGCCTGCCGGAAGTGTAACCACAAGATTCCCACCAGTGAATGCGACAGACTGACTTATCACAAGATGGTTGCAGAGCTTACAAACATTTTTACAACTCATATTTTATACCTCTCAATCAAATAAGAGGTGAGCCGCAACCCACCTCTTAGAATTTAATCAACCTCTAAGGGTGAGTTACTTAGCAGCAACCGTTTCCATATCCGTTGCATCCTGCGTATGCATACGGAGCCGGTACCTGAAATGCGGGAATCGGGGATGGATTGATTGAATTGATTAATCGCTGCGTCTGTGCATTCATTTCAGTTACAATCAGCGCGGACTGGCGATCCTGAGATGCAGCACGCTTCAGATCAGAGTTCTCTGCCTGCAATGTTGCAATCTTATCATTTGTCAAGAAATCAAGGATTGCTCTTGTATTGCTGTTCTGATTGTCCAGAATATCTCTGGTATTGTTGTTCATTGTGTTTTGAAGAGCACAAGTGTTGGTTGCCAGGTTGTAGTTGATACCCTGGATAGCTTCCCTTGTTTCACAGCAACAATTTGCTAACTGAGACTGTAATGCATTGGTGTTCTGCATATTAGCCACTGTATCAGCGTTAATTGCCTGCTGAACGCCATTGAAGCCCTGAAGCATTCCAACGTTCACGCCATTGAAGCCACTTTGCATGGTATTGTTAAGAGCATATGTGCTGTCACAGACGCCCTGCTGAATACCTCTGATACCGTTCTGAATATCGTTAAGAGCAAAACTCTCATTAATATCCGCACGTGTGGCCCATCCTTGGAATCCAGCGCCATTTGCACCGTTTCCACCATTGCCGCCGAAGCCACCGCCCCAGCCGCCAAAACCTCCCCATCCAAAGATGGCAAAGATCAGGACGAGCCAGATAAGTGAAAAGCCATCACCGCCCCACATATCATTGGCGCGATTATTAGAGCCTGTAGCGGCAGCAATGTCACTAAGACTGTAATTTGAACCATTCATCATGTTTTTAGTCTCCTTAAATTTTATTTACAATAGGAGACATCCGCGGCTGTCGTCCCGAATTGTAGCGATTTTAATCACCCAATTGTGGGGAAGTGTTATAATCCAAGGAATTTTTGTATAATTCCGTCTGGTGATAAGTGCTTTTCATTAAATACGTTTTGCTGTATTTGATGTAACTGGTCTGTATCACCTTTTTTGTATAAATCCAACGCATTCTTTAATGTTGGATTATTTCCTGCAAATTTACTCATATCGTTCATCATGTTGTCAACACTTCCGAACCTCTGAGAAATCATTTTCTCAAATTGCTTTTTCATCATGGCGTTTGGGTTGAAATTCATCTCTGCCTACCTCCATTCTGCTTAGGTTCCGATGTCCCCGACATCTGTGTCGGAAACATGCTCTTTATTTCAGAAATCTCAGAGCAAACATCATTCCGAAGCTGATTAAACATTGCTTCAATATCAATCTGCTTTTCATCTTGCTTAGATTGCTGTTCATCTGGATTTACGAGTCGGTAAACAAAAATCCTGCTCCTTCCATCGGATTGAAGCTGTTTTCTGTAAATTTCAGTTCCGTCTGTTTTTGGATAGTAAACAGGATTGCCGGACATATCCACATCTTTAGCCTTTACAGTATCAATCCCATCCACCATCTGTCCTTGAAGCATAGGTGATTGTGGAACCGGCTGTAACTGTTGCATCTGTATTTGACCATAAGGCATTGCCTGTTGGTAATTATTCTGCAATTGTGCCAGCCTGTCCTGATACGGTTGTATTTGACCGTATGGGTTGTTTATCATTGGCTGTTGCGGATAATATGGATAACCTGCCATAATCTGTTCCTCCTGTCCGGGATTCAAGAATCATGTCCATATCATCTATGGAACGATGCTTTTCCCATATACCCTCGTAAGGGTTTCTTAACATAATCATTGTGTTTTCTCCTATGATTATATTATATAGGAAGGAACTCTGTTTTTGAACGTCACTATTTCGCCACGTTTTCGCCATAATACAAAGAAAAGCCCCGACAGTACATCGGGGCAACTTTGGAAATTTTCTTCTTTATTCTTTTGTTGATTCGGTCTATGGTTCTCGGACTATACCCCATAAGTTCAGATGCTTCCCATAGTGTCTTTTCGCCATAGGCCCGTAATCGAAACAGTTTTTCTTCTCTGGAATCAAAGCCTGCTTCTTTTAAATAAAATTTTCTTTCATCTTCTGAAAAGTCTGTATAATTCATATTTCCACCGTCCTCCCTTACAAGTGGAATCAAACTGGAAGAATACCGCTTAACATAAAACCGATAACTGCGCTGACAATCGCTGTAATAGCGTATACAATGATTGTATCGTAACGCTTTCCAGGGACTGCCATGAGAGTCTTTATATTGTTATTCATCTCATCCACAGTCGACTTGATATGGTTCAAGTCATTCTCACTTAATGCTGTCTTTCTTTCCAGTTCCCCGATACGCTCATAAAACTCTTTACTACGATCAGAGTGCTTCTCTTGCATCAGCTGAAAATTCTTTTCCAGTTCTTCTATGCGGTGTTCATTAAAACATTCATGTTCACATCCCATCGCCAGTTCCTTTCTTCACTCCCTTAACATTTGCTTTTCCCTACTGAATATAAGCAACCCAGCGGCACTCCGGGAGGACAACATACTGTGCCACGTGACCCAACCATCTTAGTTAAATTAAACTTCCTGCAAATGGAAAAACGCCATGATTGATATATATTTCCGTTTCGGATTCCCATTTTCGACTTACCGAATTTTCAGAGTGCGATTCTTGGAACTCGGCCCCCTGTTTCACAAGGAAATAGAGAGCCAGATCAAATATGCAATCATAGCAGCATTCCATATCGGCATTGATTTTTTCATCTGTATATCCAGGCGGATAGTTGCGTTTCTTTTTGAACGAACGAATTGCACGCTTCACAGACAAAGAAATCATACCGTCAGTTTCCGCATCATCGGATAGATACTTTTTCAGATCATTCACAAGCTGTTCGTTCATTCAAGATCACCTACCCTTGCTGAGATAAAATTTCTGAGATAATACCAGCCTTATTTGTCGATGTCAGGGCATAGCCATTGTCACTTGCGAGCTGTTTCAGTTGAACTACTGTCATGCTTGACAGCTCGCTTTCTGTATGCTTGTGTTTTGAAGCATCATTAACACTTGCTACAGATAGTGACTGGCTGTTCTCGTCGAGACTATGCCCGTTTATTCCCCCGCTTTGGTACCGATTACGATACCACCATTAGCTTTTGCTGCTACTGGAACAAACATACCTGATGCTTTAGTCCAAACTGCAACTGGGTCTTGTGTAGCCCACATGGACAGTGTTACAAAGGAACGATTCTCTTCCTGAATGAACTGTCTGTACTCAAGTTCCTCTGGTGTTACGCCCCAGAGTCCAGTACCAAATGAACCGTTCGGCTCTGCTTCATACAGAGTGAATACATCCTCTTTGAGGTATCTTCCTGTTTTGAGTGAACCATCTGCTTTTCTGAATCTGAATTTCTCGTCACAACGATCAATTGTGATTCCGTATTCCTGCATAAGCAGATTAGTAAGCTCCTGTTTTGTCAGAAGACGTTTGTTTGCTGCTCCTAAGACCGCTGTCTGCATTGCAGTGTTGTTTCTCATATAGTTAATCATTTTGAGAGATGTAAGGGCTTTATTTACCACAAAACCATTATCCTCTGCGATAGTAACCATCTTCTGGATATCACCCATAATATCTGCATCTGGCTTAGACCAGTCTGTCATTTCTACCTTTGCGCTGGACGGAACGCCGTAATCAATGCTCATATCAACGTTGTTCTCTTTGACTTTTACTGCACCAGTAGAAAGGAACTGTCCTTTCATGACATTTGCTCTGGCAACAACGCCTTCAAACAGGTTAGCTGCATCATCAAATACAAATCTCTTTAAGTTCTCGTCATCCGGCACACCGTTTTCAATTGCCTGCTGTAATCTCTCAGACTGATTGATTTTTCTCTTAATAAAGAGCTTTTCAGTCAGAACTTTTTCGAAGCCCGGTCTTGTTCCGATTTCTGCTTCAGTATCAAGTGCATGAACAAATGCTATCTCTGGAAGTCTCTGTCCAGCCATAAGTCTGTAGTATTCAGCTTTCAGGAACTGGGTTTTGACATCCGGGAAGATGGTGTCAAGAATGCCAGGTCTTTTTACGCTGAAATCCTGAGAAAAGTTAAGTCTTTCTTCCTGTGTGATTGATTCTAAAATATTAAATGGCATCTGCTTACCTCCTTAAAATTCTGGGTCTGTAGTGGTTACAAAAACGATACCTGCTTTTTCAAGCTCTGTTTTTGCAGTGGTTTCTACTGTTACCGGAAGCCTTTTTTCAAGAACGCGGCCTGCAACAATTACGGAAATCGGTCGTTTTGTATCGTCTGTCATATCGACGTCTTCAAATACAATGCCTTTAGCACCAGTTGCGTTTGTCGGATATACGGAACCTGCCTTGATAATCTTCTTAGTTCCAACGGTTTCAGCATTTGTCTGTTCTGCTGTATAGGTTTTAAGTACCAGTCCTACCTCGGATTCGAGGATATTAGGTGTGGATTCGTACTGCTCTGTTTTCATAAAAGCCATAATCTAAATCTCCTTTTCTTAAATATTTACTGGGGCATTATCATCTGCCGGTTTATTTTCTGGACACATTTTTGCTGAGTACGCTTTTGCATATTCAGATGCTTCGCTTTTCTTTTCTGGTTCTCCACCAGATTTACCGCCACCCGGATTAGGTGTGTTTTCAAGGGCTTCTTTTTCCCATGCGGCTTTTGCGGTATCAAGCGTTGATTTATTTATTTCGGAAATTTCATCAACAAAATTCTGGGCTTCTTTGAGTGCATCTTCGGCATCCATATTTGAGAATGCTTTGATTGCTCCTGCATAGGCATCTCCTTTCATTCCTGCACTTGCAAAAATAGAAGTGATTTTGCCTGTCAGAGCTTCTCTCTGGGAAGTCGCAAGTGCAGATTCAAGGTCAGAAATTCTTTTCTCGTTTGCGGCTTTTTCTTTCTGACGTTCCAGTTCTGCTTTCTCAGCATCTGTCATGTTCTGCTGTTTGAGTTCTTCCAGTTCTTTTTCCAGTGCATCTGCTTTTTCAGCTTGTTCTTTTACTTTCTGGGCTTTTGCTTTTTCCTTAGCTACATCAGAATTTAACTGATTCAGGAAAGAGGTAATCTGCTCATCGGTTGCATCTGGAAAGATCTTCTTTACATCTTCTCTTGTCATTGAAATCTCCTGTCACCAATACGCTTTTTTACGCTGTTCGCTCAGCTCAAGGTGTCTCCCATGATTACGCTATCGGGGTGCATATTTTTTTTAATAAAAAAGAGACGATTTTACTCGTCTCTAAATTAACTGTATTGAATTGAACACCGGCAGTTCACAATCTCGTCTGCCGAAGCTCCTAGTGAGGTGTCTTTTGGAAATTGTAGTAAGCTATCTCCAACCGAAAACGGCTCATTAATCGGGAGTATGGTTCCTCCGACTTCAAGGTGTGTCTTTCGTTCCCTTTTGTCTCCTACGTCAATCCATTTCTTCTTTGTCTTTCCTGCTTTCACAGCTTTTGAATACTGTCTGTAATTCAGAATCGAATTGGCTTCGCATTCAGAAATGAACATTGCCCGGTCATTAGACAGATAATAATCATCTGTGGCCTGCTCTGAATCAGGATGTTTCTCGACGATATGCGAAAATGTTGTGCCAATAATCTGTTTTGAAGTTTCGAGAACATATTCTTTGATATATGAATCAATCAGCATATATCCCAAGACTACATCCAGATATTTGTCATAAAATTGAGTCTGGATATATTCCCGGTTCGTTTCTCCACTCTCTATGGTTGTTTCTATCAACGCCAAAATATAAAGGACAACTTCTTCCATTTGTTCGGAAAAAGCTATCCTTTCTTGCTTTTCTTTGTCTGATATTGACATTTTGCTGAAATATTCTTTATACGGTTCACTTCTGCGATTACTGGGTCTGATATTTAATTCATCGTATGATGAAATACTCATTCTGAAATCACATCCTTATTGAAGCCATTCAGCAAATCTTGCGCTTTCTGCAACTCTGAGTCTGGGTCTGCCAATTCCGGATAAATGGTTCCGAGATATGGCAAACTCATTTCATATACTTTTTGTGGATCACTAAATAATCCGCAAGTAATCAGCGCAATAAGCGGATGAATTTTATTTTTGAACAGATAATCAAGTGCCTGCGCTTTGACAAGCATGTTATCTGTCGGGTTTCTGGTGATTTTTACATCAAAGTCTCTGGTCGAGATATTTACATCCATTGAAGTTTTTCGGATGATATTCAAAATAATTCTGGCAGATGCTTTTTCAGCTTCTTTCGTAAATGCTTCTACCAATTTTGCGTCTCGTTCTGCAAAATCCCAACCATTCCTCAGATACACTGCATTTCCTGTATCTCCACCGGTATTGCTCTGTCGATTCGGCATTGCTTCTACAATCAGCATATTGTTGTAAATATCATCTTTTGCAACCTGACTTTCTGACTGATTTAATTCAGCAGTCATTAAGTCAACGTCTGATTGTGTTCCATTCCCGACGTCTTTTACAGATACAGCACCGAGTTTTATCATTTTTACAAATTCTGCTTCGTCAATCTCGCAGTTCTTAAATTTCATCAAGGCTTGTACGAACTGTTCAACCCCATTCAGCCTGTCAGATTGATATTTGTTGATTGCGTCATACATTGTAATCGCAATTTCGATATCGGAAAGTCTGTCGTGATTGTTTGGATATTCAATTATAGGAATACCGCCAAAACCATTGATTCCAGATTCTGTTACCGCTCCATTTTGTATTTTGAAATACTGTCTGGAAGAATAACACTGGTAATACTGCTGATTGTTCTCGTCTTTTAAAATCTGAACGGAAAGCACTGGTTTGCCAGTAACGCTTGAATAAACAATATATACATCCTGCGGTGATGGGATAAATATTCTGAAAGGCGGTAAGTCTCCATCCTTTGTCCATTCATCCTCTCTCAAGATTGCTTTATATGCAGTTCCTACTGCACTCTGGTATATCCCAAGTTGAATATTTCTGGCGTCTGCATTGGCTTCGTCCAGATAATCATTGAGCCTATCAACTTGTTCGTTTGTTTCTTCACTCGCTTTTTTCTTTTTACAGACATATTGAATAGGTTCTCCATATATCTGCCCTGCCTTGAATTTGACTGTTTCAAGGGCATGATTCTCAACAACTTTATTGTTGACCTCTGGGCGAACAAGTTTTTCACGATATAAAATTGGCTGATCGCCTTTGTAATATCTGTAAAGATAATCCATCAGGGTTCTATTCCTGTTATGGATTCCGATTGTATCAGAAAGGACCTGTGCCACGTTCTGGGGAGTAATCTGGTCTACGCCAGTATAGGCAGTTTTTCTGCCAAATTCTCCTTGGCATAGGTCAACAAAGTTTATTTTGTTTCTCCCCACTGCCTGTCCTCCTATTTTTCTGCATGAAAAAAGCACCAAGGGTTCTTCCCGGTGCTTATTTTACAGCTTATATTATATAATATATGCAGGTATTATTCAGTATTATCAGGTATTAACTTTCAAAATTCTTAATGTTTTTGACGATATTCAGTGCTTTCGAATGCAATAATTTCACATGAGAATAGGAATATCCCATTTCACAGGCAATCATTTCAAGCCTTTCATCTTTTACATATCGCCTAAACAGCAGATCATACAAATCTGAATTGATATCGCTCACCTTGTCTATTGTTTCAATAATGTCTTGCTTTTTCTTTGTGTATTCAATAACCATTTTTTTGATTTCTGTTTGAATGTCAACAAGTTCGCTTACGGCATCGGTCATTTGATTGGGATTCGGAGTAGACTGAACTTTTTCACCATATGAGAACGATTTAAGCCCAAGAGCAAGACTTCTTAAATGTTCTTCTTCGTATTTTTTATTTTTAATAAGCTTGTCATATTTCTGAATTTGCCCTAAATATTCTCTTGTTGTCATATTATCTCCTTCCCCAAAATGGATTGCGCATTGCAGTTGCTTTTCCGCCTAATGGATTCTGCACGTACTCTGCCATCATCGCCAAGCTGTCCGGGCCATCATCATGAGCTACTTTTGCCCTTGTGGTATATGTGGTCACATTTCCCATAAATAATCCGTAGTCGGATTTTGGTTTATACTGGCTCGGATGTAAAAAATAAAAATGTTTTGATATGTAATCAGAGTTTACGAGAATTTTTGTCTCTTTATTTGCTTGCGTAGGTCTTGTTTCGATATCCGCTCGGCATTTCCCTGAGATTATCTTTTGAATGTTGTGTGCAACACGATTTCCTACGTTATTTGACTCGAATCTGATTTTATGCGGATTGTGTTTTATCAAGATATCAGCAGTCTTTCTGTCCAGGATGTCGTAATCTGTGGTATCATCGAAAACAACGTCCGGGATAAAAAATTTATCCCCATATTGATATGCAATAGGTAATGATTCAAAATCTGTACCTTTATCTTTTGTATCACACACTGCCCATATCGCATCTGCTTCTTTGTCTGGTATAATTGTGTATTCGTCCGTGCATCCGTCGGGAACGTCTTCTTTGCCAAAGAAAAATCTTTTTAGCTTATCTGGTGGAAGCAATAATCCTTCACGTTCTACCGGTTGTTGCTGATAAAGACAGTTATAAGAGATTTCGTCCATGGACTCTTTAGCATCGTTGAAATACTTCTCAGAGAACCCATTTACTGTGAATAAAAAATTGCTCTTTCCGTTTTCATCAAGTGCCGGTACTGCTATAAACCTTGCTCTAGGGTTCCCGGCGTATAACTGCTGTAGCTTTCCAATAGGGTCATGTACTGACCATCTTGTAGCTATATAAAACTCTTTGCAACCCTCTAGCCTACGAGAGCGCAAGTCATTTACTACTTTTGTCCATAAGGTGTCCAGTCGATTCTTGTTCAGTGCTTCTTCAATACCAGACACAAGGTCATCGGCGGTAAGAAATCTGTTACAACGGGTAGCTCCTGTCAATGAACCATCAATGGATCTGAACGTCCAAGTCTTAAATCGTCCGTTTCTTTCGAGATTGACCGTAGTTTCCTTTGCATTTGTTCCCTGTATTTCTACATTCGGAAAAATCTCATGCCATGTGTACTCAACCGGATCATTGATGATTTCCAGAACTCCATCATAAAGTGAACGTGTCAGAATACTACTGTGCGCTGATGACAGGTTGAAATCATTCGGAAACCACCCGCCTACCAGAGACAGAAAGAAATCTTCAAGAGTAGATTTTCCGCAACCGGGTGGTACGCTCAGCGCAAATATATCAAGTTTATCATCCATCAAGTCTTGCAATGAACCTATGATGTTATGCTGCAAAAACACATTTCTTCGTGGTTCATAAAATCGTTCTTTTGGAATTCGGTTCTTTTCAAGATAAAGCAATCCACTGTCAACTTGATAGTTCTGTGCTTCCAACAGCAAATATTTCCAGTAAATATCGTCAAAATCTCCACTTCCAGTAATAGCAGCTTGCCTTTCTGCGATATTGTGTGCATACTGGCTTACCTTTATTCCCATCTGTTGCGCATCTGGATTATCCTTGAAAGGAAGGTCAATATTCATATTTAACAGCAGATCAAGGCAGTCTTTCTGGTTTTGATAGACTGTCATATCACCATTAATAATTTGATTTAAAATCGCCCGATACCATTCAAACGAACCTTCTGTGAATTTTTGCATAAAAATAGAGCCAGACCTCCTTTCTTCTTAGGATTTAGTCTGGCTCTCATGTGGCTCTCTGACTGTTATTCACTTGCTTTGAAGTTATATATAGGTTTGATAATATCAACTATTTCTACGGTATCTTTGATGTTATCAATAATTTCTTTCGGTGGTTTGTAAGCCATAGGGCTTTCATCAATCGTAGATTTCTGAACGGATGTTGTATATATCCCATTCATAGACTTCTCAAATTCTTCTAACGATATGTTTTCTTTTGCTTTTGACCGACTCATAATACGTCCTGCACCATGTGGGGCTGAACAATTCCAGTCCTCGTTCCCTTTCCCGAATGCGATAATGCATCCGTCTCGCATATTCATTGTGATAAGAACTTTTTCACCATGTCTAGCTGATATTGCACCTTTGCGAACAATGTTTGTATCGTGGTCAATATAATTATGAATTGTATCAAACCATGTATTTCTTTGGAGTGTCCAATTCATAGTGTAAAATATAGTGCTCTGTATACATCGTCTGTTTATTCTTGCAAATTCTTGACAGATTTTCATATCATGCAGATATTGTTTTCTGTGTTCTCCTGTCAAGTAACACAATTCTTTCGGAATACCCAGTTTGTCTGGCTTCCATTTTCGTTTTAATTCGTCAATACCATGTTGGATTTCCTTGCGTCTGCCAGAACGCTTGTATTCTTTCACCAATTTTTGTATTTCAGTTTCAAGCTTGTCTGTACCCTGCATGTCTTCTATGGCAATTTTTTGATATATTTCAGCTACTTGTTTCCCGAGATTCCGACTTCCAGTGTGAATTACAAGATAATTTACCCCTTTTGAATCAGTGTCAACTTCAATAAAATGATTTCCGCCCCCAAGTGTACCAAGGCTCCTGCGAATCCATTCGATATTTTTAAGCTGATGGAAGCAGTGAAGTTCTTCTAATTCTTCAAAATTTATGATTTCGTCACGTACATTTCTTCCTGCCGGAACATTGTTTCCTATTGCTTTGTCAAGGTTTTTTAAATCTATTGTCCCCACATCGGCAGGAATTTGTGTTGTAAGCATTCCACATCCAATGTCCACGCCAACAATGTTCGGAATTACTTTATCTCCGAGATCAGCAGTAAAGCCAATTACACATCCTGCTCCTGCGTGAACATCTGGCATGATTCGTACTTTGCATTCAGAAAATGCAGGCTGTTTTATCAATGTATAAATCTGATTTAATGCTTCTGGTTCGATGTTTTCTGTAAATATCTTCAAGTCACTCATAATGGCACTCCTTTCTGGCTCTCTGACTGGTTATTTATTTTTTGTTTCAACAACAGTTACGCTACCCTCGAATACTCCGAAATTAGAAGATTCCTGGAACGTGTGAGTCTCGGCAATATCATCATCAGTCATAGGGCGTGTGAGATACCATAGTGAATCATCTTTCCATGTAATTTCCTCTAACTTTTGGTTTGGTTCCAACTCTAATGTTGTGTTTCCGCCGCAATTTCTTGTGGAAGACTGGCATCCGGCCATTCCAAGCGTCAGTGATAAAACTGTTATTGCAACGATTATCTTTTTCATTCTGTGCATCCTCCATCATTCTCTGAACCACCAAATATGCTTATCAAGAATATCTGCTTTTACATCTCCGTCACAATAATAGTTGCATCCTTCATCTGCAAATTCTGCTGGTGTTGTAAATTGTTTTATTCCATCTGGTTCTAATATGACGCACGCCTGTTTTGAAATATAGTTTGATACAACAGCTGGTTCACTACGCCACCAGACTTTTCTTCCGATAACTTTTTTATCGAAATCAATCTCATTTAAGTTTATTGGATGCTCATTAAAATCATTAATCATGCACTTTGCACGTTCAATTCCGCCTCTTACATCGCAGAATTTTTCTCCGTTTCTGGTAATAAACACATTGCCAATCGTAGTTGCTTCAAATTCACCATGTCTGCATCGAGCGTAATTGTAAGGCGCATAATTTATTCCCCAACATACGGGTTCTCCTTCGAATTGAACTAAATTCTTGCAATTTGGTTTTTCGTCCCTAGGATAAGCCCATAAATCATTATTGCTGTATTTGCCGCCAATTGTATGTACATATCCTGCTATTTGTACAACAAAATACGGTTTCCCATTAATTACAGTGTCCCAACCCATTTGGCGTATTTTTAGTCTTGAAATATCCGTATCTCTGTCTATTAATTTGATGTTCATCATCTGATATTCTCCTTTTTATACATTCACCATAAACTCTTTCTTGCATTTGCTACCCTTACATTTATACGGCATCCGATAAATCTTTGTGGTTGGGAAAATCTTTAAGGCTTTCTTTCCGCAAAACGGACAAATCACCCATTTTGTACCATTTTCCGTTTTAATTTGTGCTGAGCCGTCCCATGGTTCGGGTATATTCATATATTCAGAGAAGTCTACTCCTTCTGATTCAAGTGCTGTTTTAATGCTCATTTACCGTTGTCCTTTCTGATCAATGTCAAAATCGTCAAATAATTGTCCCCGATATAATCTGCTTTCCATGTTTTAGAAATATTTCCCGTTTGGTTGTATATTACGGTCGTATTCCCTGCCAGAAGCAAGCGTCTGTCTGGATAGAACCTAGTCGGAATGTTCATTCGGTGGCATTCTCCCTCGATATTGTATGTGGTATCAAGAAAATCAATGTCTGAGCCTGAATAAATAATTCTCATCAGCTCAGTCCATGAATCTTTCTCAGGTTTGCATATCGGTCAACCAAAGCGTCAAGAGCTACTGTTAGTTCGTTGATTCGGATGCAATCGGACTGGTGCTGAGAATCAAGGTTCCTGATTCTGTTCATATGATGTTCAAGCAATTCTTTCAAGTCTGCAATTTGAGATTCCAGATTATTACATTCTTCCATTCTCTGTTCAAACCCTTTTATCTGTTCATGCAATCCCCCGTTTTCGTTTTGGAGCTTTTTAACTTCAATCTCTAATTCGGAAATTCTTTTATTTTTAACATTGTCCATACATAACATCTCCCGCCTTATATCTTTGTAAACTTCTCCATATCGTAGTTGTCACGGATATGATCTGCGCATTCAGACAGTTTTTCCTTTAAGAACGAGTCGTTTGCGATTTCTGGATGTATCGCCAACATACAGCTATCTTTTTTGCCATCTTTCTGAAATTTCTTCCAATTGAACGTCATAACGAACAGTGGAATTGCTTTGAGATTTTTGGTCTTGTATCTTATATAGAGATTGAATATCTTTTTGAACACGAATATCCCTCCTATCTGATCGAACTTAAAATAATTTTATTCTTGCACTGTGGACAAACAATGTATTTTTGCTTGTACCCGAATCCAGATGGCATATTTGTAGCAAAATGCTTCTCTATATTTTCTTCTTTAACATCTTCTTTTTCATCGTACTGCAACAATGCTCCGCATTTTACACATTTTATTCTTTTTAATGTTCCAGGAACTAAAATTTTAATCATTTTTTTCTCTTTCCTCCCTGTGCTTCATCTGGCATTCAATCATCTTCGCTATATTCTCACGTTCCTGTTTTATTCCATGTCCCTGACGGAACAACTTACATTCGAGGATGTTTCCACATCTGGAACACTCGTCTTTAATTTCTTTTCCTGCTATTTGCATTATTCGTCCCCACAATAAATTAAAAGGTGTTTGGCAATTTGTTTAAGTTCACTTTTTCCGTATAACCGGATTCCGCTTTTTAATCCGCGATCAATCAACCAGTTTGCTACCTTTATAGGGTCTATGGGCGGTTCATTTTCCAGCTCTTTTATAATAAGGCCGCCACTATTCATAAGTTCAGACAAATCACTCATGATTGTTCTCCTCCCAACATTCATAACTATCATCCATGCATCTAAAGTCTGCGCAATGTTCACTGTCACCATTACAGCAGATACTTTCGCATACTGCGTACCATTTACACGTGCAACAATATTTACATCCTTTTGTGTCTAATTAAAAAAGTCCAGTGTGCCGACTTGAACGGCATAAATCTCCCAACGAGAAACACTGGAACCGAACGAAGTAAGAGAAAAAGATTCCAATGATTGCAGTTCATTGGAATCGGAAAGGCAGGAATCGAACCTGCGGCACATAGCTTACAATGCCATTGCTCTACCACTGAGCTACATTCCGTACCGCCTGTAACGGCCAGTTCTCCGAAAAGGAACTGGGTTGATTTCCACATCACATGCTTTCGGACCAGATGAAAATATCCAGATAAGCATTAACCTTTCCATCGTAAAACGCATGAACTAGATGGTTCTTTTAGAATTGCCGACTATCACTTCTCACGGCCCGTGGTCTCATCTCTCTAAAAAGTTTTTTACGCAAACGCCTAGTGAGTTGTACGTTTACGCTCATGCGTAAACCCACCTGAGACATAGACTACTTGTATACAAACAGCTTAACTCTAAGCGGATTAAAGCGGAACGCCCGGAATCGAACCGGAGACCAGAGCGCGACTCTGTCAGTTTTCCACTAGCGTACATTCCACATAACCCGGAAGCCCCGGGTTAGCAATATGTTTATCGTGTTATGCTTTCCACTAGGCTGTTTTCAACCGTGCCAGCCCCACGGAGTTGTTTCGGATTTGGATATTGATGTCTTTGTGTATAGCGACGAAACCTTTTATATGTCTCTTGAAAACTTCCTGTCCTCAACGTGCACCTATTGACGACAATTTAACTCAGAGACTGTGCCGAACGGGGAATTATCTTCATTGAACAGGCTGTGCCGTTACACACCTTTCATAAAAATAATCCACATACACTCATTCAGCAGTTTTTTCTGTCCATAAAACGGATAGACAGCATATGGAAGAAATGGAAACTACAGGACTCGAACCTGTGACTTGTCGGTTATGAGCCGACCGTTCTGCCAACTGAACTAAGTTTCCTAAGCAGAGGGTTATTGCAGTTCAAGAGTAACTTCCTCTGCTGTTGCGATTCTTGCCCTCGCAGTCGCAACAAAGGGTCTAAATGCTGTTCTGCATAAGCAGAGTCCATCCGGGGCATTTGAAGCCCCTTTAATCATCCCCGTTGGGATAGATGGAACCAATTCGGAGGGGAACTATATCATGGCTAAACAATATAGTCCGACTAGGCTAGCGGGATTCGAACCCGCGAATACAGCAGTCAAAGTGCTGTGCCTTACCACTTGGCGATAGCCCATTATTTGTCCGGGATTTTACCCGGACTCGTGATAGAGTGATATATTTTATAAAATTTTAGAAAGCATCATGTCTATATTTGTACCGTTAAGTCCGCGCCAGTTACTTTGCAATGGGCGGGAAAAGTTATTCTCCATTGGGTTTCATCAACGCAGACCTAAGCTACTCTGGATGCCTCGACCTGTCAGATTCAAAGGCTTTCCCGAACCTGAGAACGACAGGCTTCTGCTTTTCTTGTATTTTCACCCGTTCAATCAGTATGGTGAACAGGGGAATTTGTATTGTGAATGCTAACCACATTGGGTTCTCCTTATAATCTAAAAATCACAACTGCATTAACTGCAAAACATATTTCCATCAATATAAATACTGCCGTCGCTATTGGATTGCCTTTCTTTTCGTCTTCATCCTGCGATATAAGAAATGCTAAAACCAATGTAAAAAATGCAATATCCAACATGGCTGCTACGAATTTTGCAAGAATCATTCTTTCTGTTCCTCTCCGATCATAAAATCAAGAATCTTACCGGCGGTTTCGTCTTCTGGCTCGAATGGCAGGCCGCATGTACAATACTTCTCAATCGCTGTTTTAAGGCTTGCTTTGAAACCATTGTAAATTTCTCCATGTGTCAGAAGTTCGTGTCTTAAAATGGATACTGCATCGGTTAATTTTTGTTTTGAAAGGTCAATCTTCACGTCTCCATTCAAGCTTTCATACGCCATCGCGTTGCCCAAAAGAACTTCGACTTTATTTGCTTTAAATATCACGTATCCTTGAATTTTTCCCGGGTCTGGTTTTTCTCTTGTGAAAATTGCTGTTTCATCTATTACATATGCGTAATATACTGGGTCAATACTGTTCATTCTTCAAGTCCTCCATTTCCTTTACGCTGATTCCGACTATCCCGGCGCTATCTTTGCTGTCTGTAGCTTTGAAGTGCGCTTTAGGATGCTGCGGGTACATAAACTCGAACATGAGGTAATTTGCTGCATCCACGAGATATTCTGTGTTTCCGGTGGAATTATATTTCTCAATACACCGTTCCATGGACGGAAGTGCCTGCACGTTCCCGGTTTTGAAATTCTTCCTGGCAGGACCGTATTTATGATAGCTTACCTCGACTCGATTCTTACGAAGTTCATCAAAGCGTTCACTGTATTCTTCTGACATATAAAAACCTCTTTTTTATTTTTTTGAGAAAAATTGAGTCGGCGTTTTTCCTATCTCCTTCGGAAATATTGTTCCAACGCTTCTCTGGTGATCTGCGATACGCTTTTGCCGGTTCGGTTCTTTTCGGCTATAAGTTTTCGTTCTAGCTGATATGTGAGACGGATTCTGATTGATTCGCCTTGAGGGTTATTCTTTTTCATAAGCAGTGTCCATCTTTGCTGAAAGAATCGGCTTATCTCCGGTTTTTGCTAAAAGTGTGATGCCTTTGCCTTCTTTCCAAGGTGATGTGACTATCTGAATATTAGAAACACCAGTTTCGCTACAGATATTCAACAACTGTCTAGCAATATCCATCAGCCCTGACCGAAGATATCCATCATTGTTTACTATTTTCTCCATCTTGTTCCTACCCTTCTGTGAATGTAAATGGTTATCATAAATCATTTATTGCTTTTAATTTCTGATTAGCAATTTCAACCTGAGAAGCAAGCACGCTAAGCGACACGTCTCTTATAAATGATTCTTCTAACGTCATGTTTTCTCTCTGAAACAACATCGGAGCTGTAAGCACATAAATTTCAATATTCAAATCACGGAGTCGTCTCCATGTTTCTTCGATTTCATCCTTGGTATTTCCAATGTCATCAACTCCGCAAATAATCAACGAATCACCATTTCTCATGTTTTCGCAAAGATGTTCGAAATTATTATTTTCATCTATTGAGTCGCAAACAAATGTGTCAATTTCTTCATTCAAAAGTATCTTTTTCTTTGCAGACAATGGAAACCAAATGCCTGACTCTTTTGCATATCCTATTTTCATATTTATACCTGCCTTTCTGATATCGCCTTGTTGTTTATGGCAGAGAAACCATTAAGGCTTATGGCTTTCGTGTTGCAATCACTATCCCTGCCATGGTGAACTCTTTTTTTGTTTTTTTTCGGAATTTTAAAGCCTTGCTGTTAGAAGAGGCTTTTTTAATTTTTCGGGAACTCGGAGTACTCACTCGGCGCGTATTGGGCTTTATATAGACCCCCTCCCGGTGTCCCCTGCCGGACGCTACCAAGGAAGCCCGCCGCCCCATGGGTTCCCGCTTCCCTGGTTTAACGCTGACTTTTAATGGCCTGCGGCAGTGGTCAAGGGAATGTGTGATAACGGTTATTCAGCCAGAACATATGTATCTATGGAACAAACTTCAGTTTTCTTTATAGATTGGTGTACATATTAAACAAATACAGTCCTTTTATATTGTATATGTTATACAATTTACACTATTTAAGCTGTTTCCATGCTCTTTTGTCCGCCCTCTGCGTACTTCTTCAGGTCTCTGATCTATTACAGCTCCGGCTTTTCCATCTCTGGAAGCTCCAGCACCGCCCTGTGTTTATCTGCGATCTGCTGCGCTGTCTGGTGTGGTATGCCCTCCTGCTGTGACGTCTGAACTGGTGCTGTCTCTGCCATGCCGTATGCTGCTTTTGCAACAAAAATCAAGTTGGCATTTGTGCCGGGCTGGTTGTTCAATCTATTGACTGTGCAATTCTTGCAGATATCGAACCATTTTTTAACCGTGTCGCCGTGTGATGTGCTTGCCCTGTACTGTCCGTTAGACCATTTAGTAAACGTTCTGCGTTCTATTCCTACCAAAAAGCTAAATACTTCTAATGTTGGTAACACTCCGTATTTAGTACATATTCTTACATATACACTAAATATATTATCCAACAACTCTATATCATCGTTACTTGGTTTCGGTATTCTATCCGCAATATAAAAGATCATATCAACAAAACTATCAGCAACAGTAGCTTTATATTCTTTCTGTGTGTCAAATTCTTCTGGAGTTACTTGTAACACAGTGTTTATATATTCATCCACAAGTCTATATATATCATTCTCATACACTTCTATCCCCTGTTCTGTTACTGTTGTATTACTCTTTTTCACTGTATCACCTCCAAAAATTGAAATAAAAAAAGACGACAAAAACACGTTTGCAGATACATTCTGGGACCTTTCTAAATCCCTTTCTTCTTTCCGATCTGCTACGGTTTTAATCGTCTTAAATAGTCTTAATTATCATTATTGCCTTTCGGCTTATTCAGTTGTTAATTCTGTTTTATCATACTTTTATATCACTGTCAACAGTCTATTTAATTTTATTTTTACCGTTACATTACTCTTATTAACTCTATATATCTATACGGTACTGTATAGCATATATATTAATAAACTCTAGGTCTCTAGAATCTAGGCCGGGATTATAAAAACAGTTATTATATATTTATACGTTATGTAATACGGTCATTTTCTGGCTATTAAACACAAAAAACCAGACCTTCCGGCGCCTTGTCCGGCTTGATCTGGCTGATTAATCAATATTCTTTTAACGTTCTGGCTTGCAGCTCCCGTCCTGAGTTCCGTCGCCTGTCGTTGATTTTATTTTATCCGCATCGGTTTTAAAAATCAAGCCCCAAAATAAAAAATTTTGCTTGACAGCTTCGACAGTTTTGTGATAAATGTATTTTAACAACTTCGGCGGCGGGGTTGTTCCCCCTCACTCATTACGCCGCCAGAATAAGACAGCAAAAGCCCCGGGACTATCTCCCAGGGGCTTGTTTTTATTTCCACCGTTTAACAATATCCCCGTCATAATGATCCGGCGCGTCTTCGTCCTGTGTTTCCGACTTATTTTTTTAAAGCATTATATAGGACTCTCCGTCTCCGTCATACTCGTTTGCTGCCTCTTCCGCCTCTTCCATATCAAGCCAAATCTCACACTGTTCGCCGTCCTCCTCGTAGCTGACAACCTCGCCAGCTTCCAGGCGTTCCCGCCAGTTTTCCGGGATGTAAATACAGTTTCCCGGAAAGAACTGGTTGTTGCGTTTCTCATTGACTAAATATTCCATTTTGCCCTCCTTACGTCCTCTGCTTTGCATTGTTTTTAATCAATCCCGGTAACCTTAACCCGGGTCTGTAAAATGTCCTCTGCGGATTCCAGAATCTCGAAATCCACGATATACTCCTCACCATCCTGATATACGGCGATTGCTCCAGACTCTAACAGCTCTTCGCCGTCTCCGTTTCCATCCCAGAGCTGGCCGAAGAAATATTCTTTACCGGCTTCAATTGTATCCTCTGTTCCGAGGATATATGCCAATGTGTTTAATTTCATTTCTTTCCCTCCGTTCCGCCCCTCCTGGGGCTGCGTGATGTGCTTTCTTTAACTGTCTTTATTATACATTATTTATAATGTAATTGTCAATGCTAAACTTACATTATTTTTAAAGTTTTTTGCTTTTCTGTAGTATCTACATATTTTATAATATTCCCCGGCTGCGTATTTAATATAGAACAGATTTTATCAAGTGCTTTAATCCCTACCATTTTATTTTCTCTCAGACACTGTATAGCATTCTCCCCTAACAGCTTTTCTTTTCTTAATTTGCTAGGTGTATAGCCTGCATCACTTAAAGTTTCTAATACGTTAAGTCTATATACAAACATTTCTTTTTCTCCTCTCTAATCATTTTTTATATAACTACATTATATATTAGATAACTTTTAATTGCAATAACTTTTACATTAAAAATAATGCACAAATTCCGTATAACTATTTACATTATTTTTCATGTATTTTGCATATTGATTTTACATTAAATATAATGTATTATATAACCATCAACAGAGAACAAACAGCCCGGACGCAGAGCCGGGGAGAACGGAGGAAAAATGAGAAAATTTGTTTTGGTTTACCAGCTGAAAATTAATTATGAAATCACTTCAAAAGTGGTAGATGCTCGCAGCGTTTCCGAAGCGTGGGAACGTCTGGAGGAGATCGAAACCCGGCGCATAATCGCCAGTATAAACGCGTGGGAGGTGTAAAGAATGAAATATAACATCTATCTGGGCCAGATTGAAAAGGCTCACACAAAAAGAAAACTTGCGAAGCTCCTGGACCTGATCGGGAACGACTTCACCGGGATTAACTCCCGACAATATGAAGAATTAAGATTCTTGATTCTTTATAAAATGTCAGCATGAAAAAGACCCCGGAAAGCTCCAGGGTCATAAATAAAAATTATTAAAATACCAGCAAAAATAGAATATCACAGAGAAGGAGAAAAATCAATGGCAAACAAATATTTGAATAGATTAAATTGGGTGGTGTTCGCAATGATCGACCGCAGTACACAGGACGACAAGAAAAGTAAAATAAGCGTTGCAGGCGCTTTTAGTTACCCATGCAACGCGGAAGACTTTATAAAAACTCTTCCGACTGAACATAAGTGGTACATGCTCGACACTGACCGCCTGGAACGGTTCGAAGAATTTTATAATTATGTACAAGACATCAACAAGCAATATGGGGATTACGCAATATTCCATATTAATGACGGCGGTTTTACCGTTGATGAATTAAATTGTTTTCGCTCTATCCTTGATCTTTGGACAGATGCGAAAATCAAATAATTTCCTCCGGCGGCGGTCAAGCCGTAGCCCCAACGCAACCGCCGGACTTCAAAAATAAAAAGAGAGGTAAATAAACTATGAAAAATACAATGTTTTTAACTCCTGAGCAGGAGCAGGCAAGAAAAGAAAAAGAACAGGCAATTGAAAGTCTGAAATATAACTCAATGTGCTACGGCTGTAAAGAGTTCTGCGCAGATTGTGGCGGAACCACTGAAAAGCTGTGGAGCGGCTGCATTTGGTACGAAAAAACCGATTTTCCGAGCGTTTACGCTCTGGCGGCATATGTCCCGGAACTGATCAAAAATGAGGATTTTTCCTCTTTTGATGAGTTCCTGGAAGAGCTGAGAAACAACCGCGCCGGCGTTGTCGACTGGCTCGAATCCCGGGCACGCGGCGAACACTTCAAAAATGAAGTACTGACCGATAAATATATTGCAGCTTGCAAAAAGATTCTTGAAATTTTAAAGGAGGCGTAGCAGCTATGACGCAGAAAGAATTAAAAGAAATGTACATGAATATTATTAAAACAGAGGTCTGGGAAGATGAGTACATGCAAAATTTTGCAAAGAAAAATTGTGCTTATGTGGTTCAATTTTCAAACGGAGATATCGCAGATATTGAAAAACCATCTATAAAAAAGGACTTTTGTTTTGGTGCTGGCTCTTATGGTACTTGCACCAACGAAGAAATGAAAGACGCCGAAAACATGGCAGCATTAGCCCGGAAAAGTGAACAATATTTTAAAGAACAAAATCTAAAAAAGATTGATTCTGATATAGAGGATCTCGAAAAATGTTTGAGCGGTTTTGAATACGAGTGTTATACATACACTCATTATATGGGGCAGCCAGACAACAGCAAATTAAAGGCTTTCACGGTAGTAAGAACCGGATATAATCCAGAATTTACCCCGATGCGTTGGATTAATTGCAAGGATATAAAAAAGCTGGGCGCGGACGATATCCAGAAAATTATTGACGGCTTTAAAGAAGTCAGAAAAGCATTTGAAAAACGGATTGACACATATTTGAAAAGATACGGAACAACAAAAGTAAATTCTTGGTCGTATATCTGCGATTAACAGGCCGGCAAGCGTACCGGGGAGCATTTCCCCGGCGGCCTTTTAAAATAAAATCAGGAGGAAAATAAAATGATTAAAATTGACATGTGGTACGATGACAAAAAGGAACAGGCAACCGGGCTTGATATTTGGTTTAATGATCTCGGCTGTTTTTATTCTGGAAATATCAAGATTTTTGGCAAGACCGTGGGTGACTATTACGCAGACAGCGTTCAGGAAATTTGCGAAGCGTTTCCGCACCTGGAAAAGAAAATAAATGATTGCTTGAATTAAATAAACAATTCCGGGCGGGGCTTTCCCGCCTGTTTTTCTAACCAGAAAGGGGCTTTTATATGATAGATAGAATTATAAAACCATCGTCGAAACAGACTATTGACGCCATAAAAAGCGGGGATTTTTCCGAAGTTGATAAAATTAAAGAATCGGCAGAAAAGGACGCTAGACACGTGTTTAATGCGGTTGCTTCCGGTTCCGTCCCGCTGATCTGGTACGACTTGCCGCCGGTGCGGTGTCAGTCTGGGGCGGTGTCTTTTATGCGGTATGTGCTGCATAAATCCACGAAAAAACCGGGATATTTACAACTTTCCTGTATGGAGATCAAAAACGGCTGCATGATTCCAACATCAGACCGTCAATACAATATCGCTGACGGCGGCTTTTCTGAGTTCTTCCGGGACTTTCCCCAAATTGCAAATATAAACTATTTAGAGCAGTAAAACCGCTGCTCTTTTTCTGGTGGCCTGCATCCGCTCCGGGCGGCGGTGGTTCGTGACCTGTGCTAGGACTTCACCGGGGCTTGTTTCCCGGTGTGATGTGCATTGACAATTATATATAGTTGTATTGGCTTCTATTTGACGTTTTAACGGCTTTCAGTGTGATTCTGGTATATTTTATCACAGGCATATAAAACCGCCTTAAAACGTCAAATATCGAATTGATAACAGGGATTGACGACAGAACGCAAAGGGGTTATTATTTTGTATAGCTGTACGGCTATAAAAGGGAGATCACATGAGCAAAATAAAATACGTGTATCCATACAAAAACACTGATAAATGGATTACGCAAATAAATTATAACAGCAAGAATTACACGCTTGGAATTTTCGCAAGCCCGGAGGAGGCTGCACAAGTCCGCAAAGATGCGGAAATCGCAAAGAATAACGGCACGTTCCCGGAGTTCTTCGCGAAGCTGCGCCCGGGTGTGCAGATCACAAACAACAATATAAAACGATGCGTTGTCTGCGGGAAAGAGTTCGAGAGTCGTAACGGGCGACTTGTGTGCGGCCCGGAGTGCAAAAGGGAACGGCTGCGGATGTCTTACGCAAAAGCAAATTCCAAAAACGCTTATAAAAAAGACATCGTAAAATACAAAAATCTGCATCTTAACAGTTTCGGGCGCTGGGAGGTTAATGTATACCGGGATGGCGCAAAATATTACCTTGGCTCTTATTCTGCCTTAGAAGACGCCTTAAGCGCTCGTGATAGTTTTACGGGATGCACAGGAAACTACGCAGAAAAAGCGGAAGAAATCCGATCAGGGGCGTTAGCGACACAAGCACAAAAATGGTGCACCGGGTACAAACACGCTCAAGAGTTCTATGATCTTAACGGGAACTTGCTTGTCCCCTGCTCTTACGTTTGCCCGGACGGTTATAAACTGGGACAATGGATACGCTCACAGCGTAGCGCCAGAAAAGGCAATTCATACGCCCAGACCACACCGGAGCGGGTAGAACTGCTCGACAAAATCGGGATGGTTTGGGACGTCAAGAAAGTTAATTAATATGATTATATCAACTTATAACAAATGTTTAAAATTGGTATTACCGGGCAATTCCTGTATCAATTGCAGATACGCCGGAACTGGAAAATCCCGAAAAAAATCGTAGAAATCTGAAACTAATTCAGACCTGCGATTTTTTATTTTTGTGCATTCTGTATATAATTCTCTATAACGTACTTCGACGTGATGTAAATTTTTATCTCATCACGTTCAATTCGTCTTTTCCAGTGGTATTCTTTCTTCTTGTAATATCAGAAATCTTACTCCTACGCCTTTTCTGTCGGCTCGTTTCCTTGTTCCTGCGCTTCGCTGATTCTCTGCTAATGGTTCCCATGCCTACTCCTTTCCGAACATCTCCTTCATGTTCTGGCTTCGTGAATTAAGGTTTATAATTGGCACATCCACATTGAGCTCATCCGGCACGATGCCTACGATCACAACCTTTGTCGGCTCTATTGCGTCTAGCATTTCCTTAAAATTCTCGCAAAATTCCATTCTGGCAGACTTTGACCGCACTCTGCCATTGGTACAACATGATACAGTGCTTCTGTGTGGTGTTCCGTCAAATATCCATGGCATTTCCTTGGGACTGATAATATTTACGGATGGGATGATTTTAACGCCCATAACCGCCCAATAATAGCCTAAAGCATGGTTTCTGTACAGATTGTAGATGTTCAACGCACTTGGCATCCCGGAAGCAATTGTGAAATCTGGGCTGCAAACTGAATTGAAACATTTTAAGTACTCAATGTACTGGTCAGGCTGATTCCATACCTGTAGAAAGCTTTTGTCGTCAATGTAGAAATTCACCGTCAGGTCCTTATGCCCTTTCAGTGATCTGGATTTTGAAGATGCAAAGTCAATCGACTTGCCTGCTGAGAAATCCACTTTTGGAAGCATTGGTATCTGAAACTGTCCATCAAGTTCTGCACCGGTTATCAGATATTCTTTCATCACATCATATGCGGTATGTATCTGCGTCATAAAGCCCACCTCCATAGTGTTATGTTAGCACATTTTAGGCAACAAAAAAAGACCGTATTTCTACCGTCTACGATGATTTTTCCTGTGTCTCACACACAAGTTTTCCTCCTATGGTTTTAATTCGAATATTTGTTCTTGTTCCTTACCTGTTCCCTAGCCTGTTCCCTCGAACTTTTAAATACCTCTAAAAAGCACAAAAAACCTTGATTTTACAAGGTTTTCGTTAGCAGCCAGTACGGGAATCGAACGTATCTTTAAACTGCTATTTTTCCTATAAAACCAATGCTTCTAACTTTTTGCAGGGTGTTCCTTTTTGTTCCCTGGCTGTTCCCTCTCAAAAAAAGCTATCTTGATACTACCATAAATTCATCTATGCTGTCCATGATTTTTTGTTTTTTCTTGAGGTCCTTTCGATCTCTGTGGTAGTAGTTCTCGGAACACGAAATATTTGTGTGGCCCATCTGTGATGTGACCATCTGATTATCTATGCTGTGGTCGAGTAATATCGTGCAATATGTTTTTCGTATTTTATGCGGTGATTTTTGAATACAACCAGTTTTCTTGCACACTGTTCTTAACCGGTTCCTGAACGAATAAGTATTTAATCGCTTTCCATCTTTAGAAAATATATATTCACAGAATGTCGACATATTTCTAAGCTTCTGTAATATCCATATACACCCCTGAGGAACCACTACATTTCTTACGCCTGCTTCTGTTTTCGGAAAGTCTTTGACTTCAAAAATGCCTTTATGGTTTTCAAAATGCCTTACTTCCGTTCTTCTGACTTTAATCGTACTGATATGTGGTAGCCAGTCATTCCATTTCAAAGCGCATAGCTCCCCAACTCTCAGCCCGGTTACAAACATAAGCATAATGCCGAGATTTACCATATCCTGATTATCTTTCAAGTAATCAATCATCCTGTCCATTTCAGCGTCGTTGAATACTTCTTCCGAATCTTCTTTGATATTTCTTTTGAAAGATTTATCGGTGACATCCAAGTCATAGAATAATTCCTGCACGTTCCAATCAATCAGCTTGTTGCGCTTTGCCCATTTTAGGGTGCCTCTGGTAATTGTCTTGAGATTACAGAATGCCTTTGCGGTTAGATTGTGTTCACTGATCTGCTCTTCCAGGAAATTGCTGATATCCTCTGACTCAATGTTTTTAATTCTGCGTTCGCCCATGATCCCAAAAAAACGATTAAAATCCTGCTGATATCTCTGATAAGTTTGTATTGAAATCTTATTCAGATCAACCTTGCGCTGCGCCCATTCCTCGAACACACTTTTAATCTTTGGATTCTCTGCTTTCTCACGGTGTGTCTTTACAATCAAGTCCTCTAAATCCTGTTTAGACCGACGTTTGAACATCTTTCGCTGTCCGGTTTCGTCATAAGTCATACGGATTTTCCAATATCCGTCAGATGCCTTCCATATACTGTCCCTGTATTCTTTTAAAATTTCTTCCCTTTTATTCATTTCAACTTGCTCTTGTATGTGAGACAAATTGATGATACCATTCTCAATTGCATATTTCAAGTCGTCATTATTCATAAAAAATAAGGAGGAACCGGGATATCCTTTCGCTGGCCAGCGGCTCCTCGTTCCTCCTTTCTTTCACACATAATCAAAAATATTCATCTGTCCGTCCGGCATATCATCTTCAAGATTGAAGAATTTGCAGGCAATAAAATTTCCATGCCAGTCCCGATCACCGCCATACATCAGACATTTTCCCCTCTTTCCGTCCCTATAAAATCTGCACTCAGAACAATTGTGCTGATACGCAGTTCCGCCGGAACGTTTATACATTTCGCTTATTGTTCTCATTTCTTTTCCTTTCGAAAGATTTAAATTCTCAAAGCTGCTCTTCTTTTTACTCCTGTTCTTCTTTTAAAAATCCCTTTCATTACGCATTCCGTCGGTAGGCATCCTCTCATACGATCGTTGATAAGGATGTAATCGCAAATTCCATATGATAACCCTCCGGAATTATTCATTGAAAAATAATCACAATGCTTACATTACTTTTCTTTTAAATTCTGAATTTCTCTGACAGACATTTCACCCCATGGTTTAACAGCTATTTTCATTCTCTTTACCTCGCATTCCTTGTACCATCTTCATTTTCAAATGTTGTGCTATATGTTCTCTGACAGATTCTTCTGGAAACGGGATTTCAAGTGAACGCTCCAGAATCCTGTTTGTGATTCTCTCGTCATATTTCAGTTCTGATATCTGGCAGTTGCTCGTGAATATAGTGATTTTCCTGTCGACATACCGCCCGTTAATAATGCTATAGAACCTTTCATTAATCCAGTCTTTGCCAGAATCAGCGCCGAAATCGTCAATGATAAGGATTTCTGTTCTGGACAAATCCTCTATCAGCTTTCCTTCTGCGTTTTCTCTACTTCCCCATGTGTTCTTGATCTCATCGAGGATTCTGAGGGATGTGGTGAATTTGACTGGCTTCTGGTATTTCTTCATAATTTCATTCGCCAAGCTGCATACTGTTTTGGTTTTGCCAGAACCTTTTGCATTTGAGAAAAGGTACAGTCCTATTCCTTTCTTCTGCATATCAGGAAGATTTTTAAACCAGTAATTTACCGCCTGAGCTGCCTGAGAAAATACTTTTCGGCTCTCGGTGTTCAAATATACACTTGACTTCAAATCGTTGAAATTTGAGCCTTTAAACACGTTTGGAAGCTCTGCAAATTTCAATTGATTTTCAAGAATTGTTCTCTTTCTGATTCCACAAGGGCATTCCTCACAATAAGGAATACCGCTTGCATCTCTTATCCATCTCCATCCGCTATCACCACACTCAGAGCATTCAAGCGAATGGAGTGTCTGATTCTTCTCCGCTCCATTCTCCGAGCGGGATGATTGGTTCGACATTTCTTTGAGCTGTGCCAGTTCCATTTCGCATATCCTCCCTGTTGTGGTATTTGTTTTCGAGTATCTTTAAGAAGTTGTTCGGTTTCACAAACCATTCAAAATTTATCATAAAATCAGTTTTCTTTCCCATAAGAAAGTCACTGTTTTGTACATTTTTCAGTGCTTCCATTACCTTGTCCATACCGTATTCTCGGATTCTTGCTTTCAGCATTTGTGTTCGTCTTACTGTCATCCGCGCAATTGGCTGAATACCGAACTGCTGAAGCTTATTCCACTCATCAACCACTTTCTGCACATCTCCGGGCTTGACTAAATCTTTTTCACAAGAAATCTGCTCTGGAATCTCTGGCGTACGTTCTTCCTCTGATAATTCTTTCTGGCGTTTTCTATGCTCTGCGACCCGTTTTCTGGTCTGCTCTCTGATTTTTTCAAGCCCGTCAATATTCTGATGCTCTTCCCATCCGGGGATTGAAAGCAACGTTCCATCTCTGGTTATCATGCCGAACTTTTCGAGAATTGTAAGTGCAAGTTCGATCACACTCTCGTCAAAATCCAACTCGTCAGCCAGCATTTTATTTGTATATGGAATATTCTCCGTCAGAAAGATAATCCCGTTTGAATTACAACGCCCCGCCATCGTCAGGAGCATCATCCAGATCAGAACGATGTTGTTTCCCTCTGGAAGTTTTCTGATATGCCGGATTTTTTTGTTATCGAACATATCTATTTCTAATCGAATCCAACTCACCTTTGTCATTTGGCCACCTTCCCGTCTGGTAAGGGCATTTTCACCCTTACCGCATTGATTTTCGGATGAATTTCTCCATTAAAGAGTCCATCCAGTTTTTTGTGTGATTTTCACAGGTATCATCTCATCCTCTATCAGGATATCTTTGCGGTCACACAGCCCGTTGTCGTTTTCAATACAAGTTTTGCATGTTTTATCTGCCATTTTTCTCTCCCCAATCTAATTTCTGTCCACACTTATTGCAATAAAAATCTGATTTATAAAGCCCCTCTCTGTTACAAACTGTACAGTTACCTTTTGTCGTATAGTATCTGCCGGAAAAATCAAAAATAGATTTGATATTATTTGGTTTCATTGGAATCTGCTTTTTCAATGCTTTAATGGCTCCCATTCTAACTTCATAAGTACAGTTACCACCATAGGCTGTATCATCATAGCTTAATTCTTTTAATGCTTCTTCTGGTTTCATATTAATCCTCCCCTAATGATTATTTTTCTTGTAGAAATCATAGTCAATAAACAACGTTTTTCTTTTGCCACATTTCTTACATACCAATTCGGTTTCCCCATCTCTGCACCAATGCCATTGAATTTCGTAAATGTGCGGTTTGCAGAGACACTTGATTTTGCAACCATTCTTTCGCCATCTGTTGAATTTGTTGATTAGCCCGTAGGCTAATATGTAAACCATAAAGACAACTGTGAGTATACCTATTGCTATGAAAAACGTTTTTATTGCATCAACCATTTTTCTTCATCTCCTCCAACTTATTTTCAGCTTCTTCACGGGTGAGGAACCATGTCGTTCCAAAAGCAGTATCATTAAGCACTTTTTCCTTATATTCATTACGGCCTGTCGCATACCAGTGGCTACCGGCAAATGTAATTGATTCGATATGCTGATGATATACCCTATTAACATTTTCGCACCCGTAAAAAATATTTAATCCGTATATAGGTGGACTTGGAATAATATACACATCATCTCCGGCCTTACACGGCAATCTCACAAGCAAGCCCTGTTCTTCTAAGTCTTCATAAGTAGCAAGTTTTTCAAGAACTTTCTCTAATTCACATTTGCTGCAATCACATTCAATATCGTCACAAATATCTTTGCAAAGTTTATCCCCACATTCCTTGATTAAAACTGTGTTCGCAATAGAATCTTTGTATCTTTCTGTTAATCTCTCCATCTACCTCACCTCTTCCATCTGACTTTCTACAGTATCTGCAAGTAACTTCAAGGACTTAATAAATGAGTCTGTCAACGCTGTTCTGTCTGGGCATTTGGCGAATGCTCTGACAAGGTTTACTGCATCCTTGATTTTTTCTTCATCTTCGACGATTTCAGATGCTTCATACAATGTCCTTTCATTGTCTCTGTAAGTAACCATCTTACTGCTGTAAAAATTCAATATGTTTGGAAATGGAATTTCGATAAGGTTTAAATGGTTTTCTCTCCCCCATGTGAATCCCTGAAGCTTTGCCATTTTCAGAACGCTCAAATATTCTTCCTGTGTTTTTACAAATACACTTTTTCCTGCTAAATCAATCATCAGAATCCCCTCCTCCTATAATCTCATCAATACACTGGTTCCAGCCCTCCACAAAGTCAGCGTCAGACGTATTAGCCGGATAGTCTCCATTATCTTTTTCTGGCAAGTCCATAAGCGGACACCAATCAGGTCTTGATTTGCTTTCGCAATCATAATGTAATTCTGATGACAGAAGAACATTATAATCTAAACAATCAGCTAATTCACAGTAACCCACATATTCAAGTTCGCCGCAGTATGCAGTTCCGAACGGGCAATCATGGCAATTTTTTGGTGTATCAATCACTAACACTGATTTGCTCATTCACTTCACTTCCTCTCAGCATTAGACTTAAAGTATTGTACCCCGGGCAAGTCCTGACTCCGTTTCTGGTATCTCTTAACAGGACGCAGTACGGATATAATGTCATGACCTCATAGACGTGTTCTGTGACGTCCTCGCCGTGCTGGTCGATGTATTTGAAACATTTACCCGGTCTAAGAAAATATCTTGCGCATACATACGCTTTTGTTCCGAATCTTACACTTGCACTACTCATTCAACTCTCCCCATCCTTCACGATTTTGATTGCAACTTCAAACGCATCAGTTTCACCCTCGAAATACTCCGATGCTTTCTGTAATGCAGCAGTTCTTGTCTTTTTTGTTTTCAACTGCTCCACAACCTTGTCCGCATCAAAAGCTGTCGGCTGTTCATTAATTTCTTCAACAACACTTTTCAAAACACAAGCTAATTTAATTGTTTCTGATTCATCAGGATTTAATGGTTTCAGCCACTTTACTATATTTTCTTTTAATAAGTCGGCATCAATCAGTCTCATACTCTTCACACTCCTCCGCATATTCATAACTGTCCATATCGTCACATCTGCACTGGCATGAATCCTGTTTCGTACAGCAGATGCAGCATTCTGTTTCACTGTCCGGGCATTCTAATTTACATCTTCCCATTTAGCCCTCCTTATATGGTTCTGGATAGTCCATCCATGCAACTACTGTTCCGCCTAAAACTTTTTTATCCGTTCTCCAAATTCCATCAGTAGTATGCGCTTGCTCTACTAACACTGTCCCATCATCGAACACAACGGTAGCAATCACATATCTAGATGTTTTTTCGAACATTCCTCTTTTCCAGTTATCCGTTCCTTTAAACTTTGCAAATATGGAATCGCGTTCTTCCGGTAATCTCTCGCTCACCGGAATCCAACCATTTTCTTTCTCGCCATCCATATTTTCGATATAATCCATGATTTTAAGTCCTAACTCGTAAGCTGTTCCTTCAAAAGGTTTCCCGTATGGATTTATTGTTCTTTTTATGTAATCGTATATTTTACGTTTATCGCTCATCCTTCCGCCTCTACAAAATACTTTTCTAAAGTTTCTTTATCCTGACTTCTGATTAACATATTTCTATCTCCTTAAAATTCCAATTTCTTCTACTCACTCAATTTCTTACCATACATAGGACAATAATTAATTTTAACAACCAATCCATTTGAATCATATCCATGAATATCATATCCGTATGAAATAAGTTTTCTAGGATATTGAATTGCTATACCATAATCATTAGTCTTACCTATTGTAAGTGGAACACCTTTATCGCAATATTTACACTTATTCATTTTTTTATCCTCACTTTCCCCATGTAAGCAACTGACACGCTATTGTGCAGTCCTCCATGATTTCTGTATTTATGTTTCCTCTGTCTGGTTCTAATTCATCAAGGAATACGCCGTTTATGCAGCTATGGCCGATTTCTCTCTCCTGTCTGGCTCTGCGTTCAAATACCTCTGGGAAATCTACTCTGATTTTATTCCAGTAGCCCATTCTGCCTTTTGGACAGCCGATACAATTATTGTTCGGGTATCCTAAATCGTACATAACTGGACGCTTCAACCCCAACCTATCCGCTATTCCATGCGCTTCTTGCTTAGTTAATCCATGTTCAATTAACGGAAATTCATGGTCGTAATCACTCAACGCTTCGCATACTCTGTCTGCACGGTTCTTTTCGTTCAGGTCATATCCCCATACATAAGTATGATGATCTGGATGCTCGCGTTCCCATTTCATACGAACCCTTTTCTTTAATTTGTCTGTGCAAGGCGCTCCAAATGGAGTATTGATGCATCTGGTTCTTTCAATCACATCATCCACACTGGAATATTCTTCTGACTGGATTATCGTTATCTTTCTTCCTAACAGTTTCTCGCAATCATGCAAGAATCTCAGGCTGTCTGGATGCTGATTTGATACATGAGTGTAAATAATCTCATCAACATCCTTTGCCAGATAACACGCTACAAAACTGCTTATTCCTGTTGAAAACCAACATACTTTCATAACACCACGCTACAAATCCTGTGCGTGGATAAGGAACATAGGCTTCCCATGCTGACGGTCTGAAACTCACATAAGTCAAATATGCTATATGTGCGCTACTTCAAATTCCACCTTATCGAATCGCCAACGCAACTATTGTTCCCTTTATGCAATTTCTTTCACACCTTTAAATTACAACCTCGGTTTACCGAGGATTCGTTATTCCTTTCTGTATTTGTCTAAAATTTTCATTATCTTTTCTACATAATCAGCCATCTCAAGAATATCTTCATCATCCATCCGTTTCAGCCCATATTTGTTTTCAAACTGATTAAGTTCAAACTCCATATCTTTTACCAGAACAAACTTCTCCGCAAGTTCATTTTCTTTTCTGGCATTTTCATCGTATTCGTAAAACTTTTCGCCTTTTCCATGTTCTTCATATATATCTGTTTCGATCTTGGTTCTTTTTGGAGTGATTCTTGTAATCTTAACCGGAATAATTTTTCTATGTCGGAACGTCGATAACCACCCGCAATTCACCGTTCTGGCAATTCCAACGGTATCTCCTACCTTTAAATTGTCTCTGCTGATTTCTTTTAACTTAATATTCATTTCTCGTCCTACTTTCATTTACTCAAATGCTACCTGTCCGTTATTCTGCAAATAAATCACCGGCGCAGCTTTACGCTCCATATCTCTCAATCAGCTCCTTATAATCATCACAAATCTGAATGTGATGTTTCTTTTCCAGTTCATCAATCATTTCAGACAATGATGTTTTTCCAGAATTAATATCATTGATGTAGTTATTAATTCTTTTTACGGACTTCATGTAACGTTTCCATCCCCATCCATGCAATTCGTGCATTACATAAAACAAAATCACAAAATTCAGCACGTCAGACCAGTTCTTTCCGTCCTCGAACCCATCATCAAAGGCTTTCAACTCCATCTCTTTTAACTCTTTCTGACAGTTCTGGATAGACTGTGCAAACATATGAGCCTGCTGATTCGTATACGGAATGAATGCTTTCTTTTTCTGCTTGATTTTTAACTTTCCCACCCAACAGCCCTCCTTATCTTCTGAGTCAGAATGTCAAATTCCATCAACATCCTACGATCATTCTTGTTTGAGTATGCGATTGTTTGCTGCCCATCATATATGACCGCATATCTTCCGTTAATGTCATATGCCCCGCTGATTGCCTGCGATATCTGACTTCTTGTCTTTCCTGTCAATTCTGATATTTCAGCAAGTGTCAGCTCCCCGATATACTTTGAACCGTCGTATACGTCATACAGTTTCATGTTTCTTTACTCCTATCAGTTCGTATGTCCTGTGCGAACCAGTTCCGTGAAATACGATCAACCCATCGTCCTCAAACTGCCTTAGATGCCTTTGAACGGCACTCATACTGATATCTAGTTCCTCAGATATCTTCTTGGTTGTTGGAGTCCCTTTGTGAGACATTTCGTATTTACGGATGAAATAATAAATATCCTTTCGGTTCTGCATCCATTGCATGTGTTTTTGATGCCGTAATGCGTCCATATTCACGATTCCTTTTCGTATGTTTTCTCATCAATCAAGTTCTGAAACTTTTCAAAAGCCCGGATTGATACTTTATTACTCTGCTTTTCTGGTTTCAGTGAAACTTGCAAGTGTGTGTCTATGATGTGCGATAGTTCTCTGGCGAGGGATTTCTTACCCTGCTGTACACCTTGCATATATGTCTTTGGCGGTTTATACTGTCCTGTTACTTGCTTTCCTGTCGACTGCCCACCTGCTGTGATGTTATACATCTGAAAACCTTTGTCAGCAAAAGATTTGATCGTTTCAATTTCTTTCTGGTCGAGTTCACTTTTTTTGCAGGTCATATATGTAAGCTTCCATCCAGTGGGGTTACTTTCACTGTAAAATTTATGTTTTTTAAGACTTAGCGCTATGTGATCGTATTCTCCTAAATGGCTCGCACATCTCTCACAAAGGCTAACTGCCTGCCCTACGTAGCTTCTTCTTATTCCTGCTTCATCAGTTCTGTAAAAAGCATATATGCCGCTTGAATATGGAATACCCGGGCATATTTCTCTTATTTTTTTCTCACGTTGGCTTTTCATCATATAAATTTGTCTGTAATTTATTTTTTTCATTATTAAAAACTTATCACCTCGATTCATTTTCGGCGTGTCTTTGATACCATTATGATACCACTTTGATACCTGTATTGCAAGATAAAAATGATACCACTTTGGTACCTGATTGACACCGACAGGCAAAAATGCTACAATGTTCTAAAAACAAGGGAGGGATTTCACATGACTATCAAGTCTGATAAGACCAGAACTAATATCACGTTCCCGATACAGCTTAAAGAACAGCTTGAGCAAATTGCCAAGCAGGAGAACAGGAGTTTTAACAATCTGGTCATTACTGTTCTCCAAGATTTTGTAAAAAGTGCCGATAAATAGTCGGTGCTTTTTTATTTAACTGTTATTCTCTCTATCATCCTCTACAGCCTCACCAAGGCAAGCCATAACCGGTCCTGACTCAAGCAAGCATTCTCTTTCTCTGGTATTTTTACCATCGTTTGAGCGCCAATCCCCGACAATATATAAACTTGCGTCTGCGGTCAGAATATCTGTTTCCATATTCCAATAATTAATATGGATTTCGTATGCAGCATTTGCAGAAATCACATATCTGTAAATGCCTTTGGTGACTTCTTTCCAGTCTTTTAAATTTGTTGATACCATATTTAATTCTCCTTATATGGCTCTGGGAACGGCATCCATGCCACTACTTTCCCGCCAAGTTTTAATAAATCATTCTTCCATTTACCATCTACTGTATGCGCACTTTGAACAAACAAACTCTGTTTAAACAAAATCGTAATTAAAACATCTTTGGAAATTTTTTCGAACATTGCTTCTTTCCATTTGTCTGTCCCTTTAAACTTAGCAAACATTGAATCTCTTTCTTCTGGCATTTTCTCACTTACTGGAATCCATCTATTTTTCATTTCTTTCTCCTTTCAAAACGGACATAAATTCAAATCAACATCCAGTCCCGGTCTTGCGATCTGCACCAGAACATCATCCCCGGCAACGTCCTGTATCTCTTTCTGCATCACTTCCGGATTTCCCCATCCCTCTGACAGGTGGCACAGCGTTATGGTTCTGAGTGAAGCGGTCTTGTTCACTCGGATAATCTCTTTTACAGTAGATAAGCTGCTGTGCCCCCGGATGGAGTGTTCAAACTTAAATGAATCCTGCTCCGGTGATTCGTCAAGATGATTACATTCTATAAGGAAGTGATTTATTCTCATGTTCTTGAATGTGAACGGCAAATATGAGAAGTCTGTCGCATATATCAGTCGTCCACATTCTTCGTGAGATATCAGGTATGCAAAGTTTGATGTCTTGTCGTGTGGGACGTAGAAAGGTGTTACCCGGAATGAACCTATGTCCTTTGATTTCTTTTCTGGTAATCCGATCATCAGCTCGCCAGAGATTGTGTTTACACTCTCAACTGTCTCGTCGTTAGTGTAAATTTGAATGCCGGACTGCATTAGATTCTGGAATGATTTCAGGTGATCTCCGTGTCCATGCGTCAGTAGACAACCTGAAGCTTCTGATATCCTGTAGGAAATTCCTTTCAAAATCTCTGAATACCTGCATCCGCAATCCAGAAGCAATGTTTCTCCAGATTCTGATTTAAGCGCATAGCAGTTTCCCGGCTGACTTCCTGTATTTATTACTTGCATGAACATTTTGAATCACCTCACTTTCCTTATTTACAAAATAACTGCTCTAATATTGTTTCTGACTGTTTAATTGTTTCCTGCATATCATCATAAGAATATGGGATTTTTTCTTGAGTTTTTTCTAATTCCGAATAAGAAACTGAAAACAGGCAATCCTGGAGCAGTTTAAATTCTTTCAAAGTCATTTGAATATTTATTGTTTTATCCCAATCTATTTCCGATTTTAATATCTTCATGCTTCCCCATCCTTTGGAAATCTAAATATCGCATCTCCCATGCCAACAAATCTTCTATCAAGCATATCAAGTGCATCCTGTAACTTATCCTGCATCGAGTACATTGCCATAACATATGGACTCTGCTGTATCCCTCCGGCAAATACCGCCTGTATGTAGTTGTCCGAAGCAAGCAACGCTGTCATTTCATACGGAAGATTGATTTTTCCATCCTGCGATATAATCCTCATAGTTCTCACCTCTTTTTTCGAAATAGTCTTTTACCGACTCGTAGTACGGGCAGTTTTCGCACCGCCCGATACAAGCCATATATTTTCCGAACTTTCCTGAGTCGCACCGATCAAAATTGACGCAGTCGAAGTACATCATTTTGTCAGTGAAATCATCAGATTGAAGAAGCTGGAAATTACCAGCGCTACCAACATCGGTGTTGCTTTCTTTGATCTGATTGCATATAACGCAAGTGCAAAGAATACGGCGTATGCGATCAGACCTAATACTGTGAATACTTCATGTGCTGCCATATTACATTTCCTCCTGCTTCATAAAATCTGGAATGCTTGATTCCTGTCCTGCTGCCGGAACTGGTTCTTTCTCGGCAGTTTTTACGACTTCTGCGACTGTCGGCTGTTTGGGCTGTTCTTCAATTGCTACTGGTTCATCTGGGATAAATTCTTCAGCATTGGCGTTCTGCTTGATTTCATAAGCAACTTCATGTTCAATAATGTCCTGCTTTGGAATTTCTTCTGTGGATTCCTCGACTTCCTGAATGAAAGCATCACCATGACTATTGATAATCTGCTTTAATGCACGATTGATAACTGTTTTCTTTGCCATCTGGTCAGTGAATTTCTGGTGTGTTCCATTGCCACTTTCTTTGTATCCAAATCCCTGTGACCAAGCCTGTTTGATCTGCTTCATGTTCATTACTTCCAAATGTTTTGTTCCATCTTCCATCAGTACTACTGCATACGCTCCAAGAATATTATCGTTGTCAATATCCATAAAATCCTGTTCATGAGAATCCAGAACCTTGTTTCCATCTTCGATGTGGTATTTGAACTTATCACCATCGTAGATGATCTCGGCGTGAATATCTTTCATTCCATATCTTCTGGCGATTGTAATGTTTCCGAAGTAAGACCTCTGGAACTGGCACTGACCGGAATAGGCAATGAAATAACCCTGTTTTTTCTGAACTGAAAGTCCGAGCGTTGCCATGTTCATAAGGCTATTTGCAATGCTTGTGGATGTGCAAGATTCCAGAATCGGCTTATTATTTCTGTCTTTTGTTTCTTTCAGAGTCAGATATGCCCCCATGAGTGCATTGCTGAGGTTGTAGTCTTTCGGGAACGAAAGACCATATTCGCATTTTTTTTCAAGCTGCTTAACCAATCCATCAATGAATGAGTTGTTGATTATGATTGCTGCCTGCTGTTCTCCTGCTGTTGCTAACTGTGTTTTGTTTGCCATAACAATTCTCCTTTTCTTGATTTTTATAGTTTCAATGCCTATCTTTGCCTTGCTCTTCTGTTCCTTTGCTTGGTGTATATTTTTTGCCTTTTCGTAGCCGTTCATTGTACCGCAGTTCCGTTGCCAATCTTCTCAATACTGTTCCTAGCCTTTGCTTTTCAATTCTTCTCTACTCAGTGCTTTCGCAAAGCACCTCGTTGCCACTCTAATTGCCGTGTTTATTTTCTCTTTTCCGCTCAGGGCTTAGCGTTGCCGTTTCACTTCAGTTCGGCTCTGCGCTTCTCATTTCCAATCCTTTGCACCTCAAAGTGACGCTTATCCATTTCATATCATTTCGTTTCCAGTTCTTCCCATTTGAAACGACCCTTGCCTGAATTGCGCCACTGTCCAATACCTCTCAATTCTCCGTAATCAAGCCATTCTTTTACGACCGCTTCATGGCTGTCGCATAAACATTTGACTGTAAATTCAATCCAACTTCCAGCAGGAATACTCTCACTGTTTGCCAATGCGATTCTCTCGCCTTGTGCTGTCTGTCCTCTCAGAGGTCTCTGACAAGTGCTCATTTCACCGTCAAAATGAATCGGAATCTTGCGTTCTTCCACAAAAATCAGTCCGTCAATTTCCTTTTTGTAAGCCTTGATTTTCGAGGATTTTGAACCTGTAACCTTTCTGAGCATTCCGCAAGCATCTTTGAAGAAACCTTTAATCTGGTAGTCTCAGTAAATCGGAACGCCATTATCTCTCGGAAATACTGTCATTGATTTTTCTACGACTTCTTCTACGCCAATTGCTTCCACCTCTTCTTTTCTTGTCGGTGCATCTGGTGCATTTGAAGCGATAAACGCTTCATGAATCTCCGGGTTTGCACTTGCTGTTCCTAAAATTTCCTCTAAAAATGTTAATCTTACTTTTAATTCTTTCATTTTTCTTTCCTCCAAATTTGTTTTCTGAGCATATCAGCTCTGTTCCCTGCCATTCCATCGCGTTTCGTTGCACCGCTCCGCTTTGCCTTTGCTCCTCTGTTCACGGTAACACTCTGCTTTGCCTTTGCTGTACTGCACTCATCATTGCAATTCCATTCCTTTGCTTGACAACACCACGCATATCTTCGCAATTCCACTGCTTTGCTATCTGTTTCACTTCCACGCCAAGCCCTTGCGATTCCGCTCTGTCCCATGCTGTTCCTCGGCAGATCTATTCGCATCCGCGCAGTTCATATCCTTTGCCGCTCAATCGCCTCTTAGCTAAGCAACTCCGTTGCCCTTCTATTCTCGTCTATTCTATCGCCGTGTGTTTAAATATCTTCAAATCTCCGTTACCGTCATATCCCCCTCAGCAACTTTTAAGAATATCAACTGCGCATCTGCGTTAATGCCTGCCAGACTGCTGTTGTCCAGTTCTGCTGCACAGTCTACGAATATCGGATAACTCACGCCGTAAAACTTCTGCAATCCGTCCATGATGGCAATTTTGCCTTTCATCATCAGGGCTGTATTGGCGTTCCCGATCAGTTTCTTCCAGTTACCGTCCTTATCCTGCACGTACCAGATACAAGCATCTACTACTTCACCATTTTTCTGCGTATCGAACAGTTTTACCTTAACTCCGTCAAAATACTGGTTTACTGTATCTTCAAGGGCGGTATTCTTCGCCATACTCAGGGATTTCAGCTCGTCCAGAATCATCTGTGCGTCAGCTTTGCTCTGTGCGTACTGTTTCTGACTTTCCTGAAGCTTCTCGATCTGCTCATCAATTCGGACGTTGTTGTTGGTTTCACCGATTTTCTGATTGACTGCTGCCAATTCCTGTTTCTTTCCTGATAACTGCTCTGAAAGTTGTTTCTTTGCTTCTTCGCAATCGTCCAGAGAATTAAGTTCCTGCTCTTTCTCTTTGATTGATGTAAGAATCTGCTGATATTCGGCATTTCCTGATAAGTCTGGCTCTTTCGGTATAGCTTCCAGATTCTTGTTTTCTACGTCCAGAGAAGTTTTGATCTGCTCTAATTCATCTACCAGTTTGGAAATTTCAGATGTAAGAGTTTCTTCCTGCTTACGCGCTTCTTTCATATCGGCAGACGCTTTGTTTCCAGCCTGAATAACTTCATCAAGTTTGCGTTTCTTGTCCTGCTCCCAATCTTCCTGAGCTTTCAACTGCTGATTGATTCTTTCCTGCTTCTTCTGTTCAAATCTGCTCTTTAACTGCTCAATCTGCTCTGGTGGAAGACTCTGACCACAAGTCGGGCAAATGGTATCTGCGTCCTTGAATGTCTCGGATTTAATGCTTTCCAGAACTGTGTTGTCCCATTCCATCTCTTTGATTTTTGGATATTGTGTTCTGGCGCTCTGTAATTTTTCAAGGAGTTCTTTCTTCTGTGCTCTCAGGCTCTCTAATGCAGAAGTCTTTTTATTTAACTCCGATGTTTTAATGTTCCTGTCTAATTCAAGAGCACTGATCTTGTTGCAAACCAATGATTTCTGTTTTAACGAGTCTGCTTTAGCCCTTGATTCTGCTTCTAACAGCCTGGTTCTTAACCCTGTCAGTTCTACTTTAATCTCTCCGGCTTTCTCGTTTCCTGACTGCGCAATCTGCGTTTCAAGGTCTGAAATCTGTTCCTGCAAGGCATTCTTCTGCAATTCCAATTCGGCGGTATCAGCATCGACTTTTGACCGCTCCATACCGATAATCTGGTTTGGAATGGCTTTCAACTGTTCTTCTGCCTTTTTCAGTGTTGCACTGTTCATGGCTTTAATTTCATCTGCCTTGTAGGTTTCCAGAAGTGGTACCAACTCGGCACAGTCTGGAACCGTCTTGGCAATTTCTAAATCTGTTTTCCCGGCACCGTCTGACATAGAAAACAGAATCTTTCTGGCATCTGCATCTTTCAAATCTGTGAAGATTTCCATGTGAGACAGCATAAGGAAATTATCAAAGTCAAACCCACGTTCTTTCAAATCGGCTTTAAAATCTCTTTCAGCTTTCGGAACGCCGTTGATTTCGTACTTGTTTGATAATGCAACCTTGCCCGGCTTTCCGTCCTTTGGCTTGCTTTCTGTGCGCTTCTGGAACTTCGCTACGCTTACCGGCTTCCCATCAATTACAAGTTCACTATCAACTCTTGGAAGACATTCTCTGCCATCATCCGGTCTGATATCCGGGTTGCTCTTTAAACTGTAGTCTTTGTCGCAAAACTCCCACATATGAGCGTCTGCCAGTGTGGTTTTCCCGCATCCGTTCTTCCCGGAAACGATTGTTCTGTGACCGAACTCTACTTTCTTCTCCTGCTGACCTTTAAAATCGGTCAATCTAATTTCTCTTACTTCGATTTTTCTCATACTACAAAACCTCTAATCTTTTTACTGATACTTCCAACGCTGTTACCCATGATTGACTCTGATCAGACCACAGTTCCCGGCTTTGGAATCTTCCGCGGAGTTTGATTTTTGCTCCCTTTTTCAGATTCTCTACGGCATCTGCGTTTTCCTCCCAGCATAAACAACTGATGGCATCTGATCTGGTATATCCGTCTTTCTTCTTTCTGTTTACCGCTAGAAGTATTCTTGCCAGCTTCCTGTCGTTTTTTGTGCCAATCATCTTTATTGTTGGCTTTTTAATCAGATATCCAGTCAGATAAACTTCGTTTGCATCGTGTTCTTCCAGTCTTTCAAGGTACTGAATGTCCATTGCTCTTACATATGCTACAAGGCTTTTCTTACCATCTTCCCGGACTATTCGACTTCGCATTTCACCATATACACTAGCAATCAGCTCTGTTTCTCTTGAAATCATGTATTCTGGCACAATAATCGGAAGAATATCGTAAGATGTGCTCTTTCTAAAAATTGTCATTCTTCCCTCGTACATCTTGGTTCCACCGTATTCTTCATGTGAGAATACGAACCCCGCCGGAATGTCACCTGATAAAAGCACTTGGTTCTCATCTCGCATCTTCATTTCCTAAATCACCTTCTTCATTCAACAGCAATAATGTCTCCACAAGAACTGCTGCCTGCTTCAAAACAATGTTACTGAGTTTCTTGTTTCTTGCTTCGAGTTTTGCGTTTTCCGCTTCCAGATCACAAATAATCTCGCTTGCAAGTGGTTTCTGTTCGTTGGATGTGTGTGTTTTTGACATAAAAAATGCCCTCCTAATTATTTATTTGATAAATACAGGAAGGTGTGTTATACTTGTCCTGTATTTAACTTAGCCAAATTAAGTTAGATACGCGGCTCCATGTGGTATGTCGGTACCTGTGGAGCCAAACCTTTACTCTTCTGCAATAAATTCTCCATTTACAAGTTTATAAAATGTATCAGGTTTTATCTTTACTCCGTCTACTTTCGCAGACTTCACATCTACAATATGGTATGTTCCGTCTTCAAATTCCTTCCATTCAGCAAGTACAATAAAGCATCCAATAGACCCTTTTGCTTTGGAATTGCATCCAATTGCCATTGCAACGCTCTCTTTTCCTTCTACAGTTGCCGCTGACCGGTTTCCGGTGTTGGTTGCCGCTGACCAGTCTCCGGTGTTGATTGCCGCTGACCGGTTTCCGGTGTTGGTTGCCGCTGACCAGTCTCCGGTGTTGGTTGCCGCTGACCAGTCTCCGGTGTTGATTGCCGCTGACCGGTTTCCGGTGTTGGTTGCCGCTGACCAGTCTCCGGTGTTGGTTGCCGCTGACT